CGTCTAAAGTTAGATATAACTTGATCCATTAATTCCATTGCTTTATCCTCACCACAGTATTTTGATAATACACCTCCAATTGCTGTGTGGTAAGTTAATTTACCATCACTCCAGCCACCAGCGCCGAGCATACCTGTCATTACTTCCTCAGGTAAACGATTATGAGGATCATTACCTTTATCTATAATTGTAATTAATTCTCCAGGATAACCATTATCCACTAATTTAGTAGCAGCATTAATACCTGCTACACCAGCACCTATGATTACTATTTTTTTATCCATTCGGGTTTATTATTTAATTTTTTCCAATCTAATCCTTTTATACCTACTTTATCTAATATATAAAATTTTTTATAAGCTTCCAATGTATCATCCATCTTATATTCTTCAGGCATACACTGTGGAGGAACTTTAAATCCACTATCTGGGATGTTAGGTTCATTATTTTTGCACCACTCTAATACTTCTTGTGTTTTATGAGATTTACCATAACGTTTAACAAACTCATTACAAATTTCTAGACCATGTGCTACAAGCCATCTATAGTGTTGTATAGATTCTCTAGTCCATTTAGTTGATGGATGGTTTTTATGTGCTCGTTTGTATGGAGCTTCTCCACCTGTTTCCCAATGTGCTGTACAACACATTTGAGCGCTTTCAATTTGCATTTTACGGATATGATCATCTGCTAGCTCCTGTGCTGCTTTGATCGGATCTTCATTGATATAAAATATATTCATAACCTTTGTTTTATACTTAAACATATTAAATTTTTCTATGGAGGCCAAAAGAAGGTGGCCCACTTTTTAGGTGGGCCACTACTCCAATTTTAATTCGACTCTCCGAACAGGTAATGAATCTGTTCTATATATTATTTATTTAATTATGCCGGCTAATTTTTGCATACGAATGAATGATTCATTCATTGATTCTTTAGTAGCTAATTTAGTAGCGGTAGCATACATTTTGGCTTTTTCTTCTTTAGACTTACCAAAGCTTTTAGATTTTTTCATAGATTTAACTATGTCTTCTTTCTTTTCTTTTTCAGCAGCTGTCATTTTTTTCTTTTTAATCTCAAATATAGCTTCTCCTTTTTTAAATCCAGGAATATATATTTTTAATACATCTTTCATTACTTCAGAAGTAAATTCTTCATCATTATTTTCTTCTTCAAAAGAAATAAAATTACTAGCTAACTCATCAGTACTAGCTTCACTATAATCCATACCGCTATTTGAAGTTTTAGCCATAAATTCTAAAAATTCTTTTTCTTGACCTGGGATAAGTTTACTGAGTGCTTTTAGCAGCATCTGCACTTTTGGATCAGAAGAAGCTTCTTCATATAGTGTACTTTCTTCTAACTCAGGCCCAGATGTTGGGTCAGCTGTGTATTCATCAATTATTTCTTCATCTACATTATTATCTTTCATTTCTTCCATCTTAGGAGTATCTTTTTTATCCATTTTTTCAAGTAATTTTTTATACTTGGCCATGGATTTTTCAAGAAGTTTAATTTCAGATGTCATCTCTTTCATCTTACCTTTATCCATCATATCATGATAAGCTTCATCTAAACCTTCCATATTGAGTTTCTTCTTACGAAGGTCAATAGCTTCTTGAGTTTTAGTCATTTTAGCTTCTAAAGCAGCTCTGTTGCCTGCTTCATCAATTTCACGGATATATTCTTGTATGGATTCTCTAATAAGTTGTCTAAGTTGGGTTATTTGATTCATTATTTAAATGTTTTGTTTAATTATAAATATGGTTAAATCAATTAAGATTTATGAATTTTTAATAGTAAATTACCTGTTCCCTTAATTACTCTATGATATAAATGTCTAGGTATATGAATTGGTTGATTCATTGAAGTAGGTAACTGATTGTCAAGTTGTAATTTCCAATTGGTTTCACCTAAAATTTCAACAGTTCTGTTTTCATTATCACGATGCCACATTAACTCAATTGGATCTATATTTTCATTAAATTCACGAATAATATAGGTGTTTGTAACTTCTATATCTTTATACGGCTTCATCTTCTTTAGGTAAAAACCAATTTGAACACCACTTGCTAGGATCTTTTATTTGATTACCTTCATCATCTACTAATTCAGCAGTGCCTTTATAGTCTTGGTATTGTTTGTTAGAACACATATGTTTTTCATCTTCAACATAATAATACTTACAAACATGACATCCAAAACCTATTGGAGAAAACATGTAAGGAGGATATTCTTCTCCTTTATGTTCTTTTAATCTATTTTTAGATACCCAATCTGTTACATTAAAATCTTTTTTCATTATGACCAAGGTTTATAAGTTGTTTTACCATTTACTCTAACTGCTTTAAGAATTTGCTTTCTTTGACGTCCAGTAGATTCATAGGAAACATGAACCCAATCAGGATTATTATCATCACCAAATTCCCAAATCAATTGATCAAAATTAAGATTATTCTTAATATAATCAAATACCATTTTATTTGTTATTCCAGTAGTCATACTATCTTGATCCAAATCTAATGCTTCACCACTACAGTGTTGAGATGTGGCTGAAGAACCTGGGGTAGCATCATTTAAAGCTTTAGAGCGATATCCTGAAGATACGTTAATTGGCTTTTGAAAATGCTCTCGTATTGGTTGAAATATATTTTGTGCTACTAGTTTTAAGTTAGCAAGGTGTTCTGCTGTAGGTATGTTATCTATACCAAGTCTTTTAGCAGTACTAGATTTAGTAACTTCTACTAATGTTAAGTTCGCTGATAATTGTGTCATTATTCTTCTGATTTTTTACTTCCAAATGCAAATTTTTCTACTGTATTACCAAATAAAGCAGCAATAGTAATATACTTAACTGCTTCTACTAATTCAGGAGAGGGTGCTACATCTAATGTTGAAAATGAATTTGCTGTCATAGTGCCTGCTAAGAATAAAAAACCTAAGAAACCAATTACTCTTTTAGTTGATACGCTACCAGTATCTCCAGATAGCATGTTAATAAAGAAATTTTTCATATGTATTATGTTTTAGTTTAAGGATATAGCTTTTTTTTCAAAAATATCATCATATTTAACATTAAAAGGATTATACCAAGTTAATGATTGTTTTGATTTTTTGCCTAATTGATAAACAAAACCTAAAGAAACTCTATAATAAGTATCATTATCTGAGTATAATTGAGAGTAACCGTCTAAATCATCTCCTAAATAATAATTATAATTAAATTCTAAATTAATAGAACTTCTATTTGATATTTTATATCTAGTTCCTACATAAAAAGGTATAACTAAATCTGTTTTTTCAATAGTATATTCTTTTTGTGGAGCAGTGACATTTGTTTTAAAGTTAATAACACCTAAACCTGTGCTAAAATAAAAAAGAGTATTTTTATAATTATCTAAAAGTCTAATATTACCTATTTGAAATTGAGGAGCAATATCTACATACCAATTAACCTTAGTATTATACAAAAGATTTTTACCAGTGCCAGTAAATTTAGTTTTATATAAATTTAAATTGGTTGAGATGAATGGTGATAATTGTTTATTTAATTTTAAACCTAAATCAAAATTAGATGATATAGATGTTTCAAATAAATCATTATCTACTCTATCAAAAGTACCATAGGTAAATCCTATATTAGGTTGGATAGACCAAGTATTAAAGTCTCTTAATTTATATTTTTTAGCTTGATTTAAATCATAATAATATATAGTATCATAATCAGATGAAATACCACAAATTAAAGATTTTTTACTGGATAATTCTTTTATAGCTATTTGTAGTTTATCTACTTTTAGACTAGATTTTTCAACTACTACTTGTAACTCAGTATTCTGTATTAAAAGTGAGTCACTAGCTTTAGTTAGTTCTTCAACTTTAACATTATGAACTTTATTTAAACTATCAATATATAATTTAAGTTTAGCGAATTTATTATTAATGTCTCTAGCTTGAGACAATTTCATAATAACTAAAGTGTCGCCCTTATTAATCTTGGTTATCGGATACTTCCGTTGGGATAACGAATTGAAAGGCAATGCCATCATCAATAATATCGTTATCAACAGAGGTTTTAGGAGCTGATAGGATTGGTTTTTCATTTTTTACTTTAACTTGTTTTAAATTAAGATTTTCGCTTTTTAAACCAGCATTCTCTAATTTAAGAGATTTATTCTCAACAGTGAGTTTATCGTTAACTTTAACTAAATGAACATTGTCTTCTACTACCTCAACATGACCTGTGCCTGTCCTAAAGATTGTAAAGACAATAAAAAGTAAAACACTAAATAAGACTCCAAAAGTTAATAATGTTTGTTTTCTCATCGGTTATTATTATAAGTTGATCTCATTATAATATCTTTTAAGTCTTGTAACGCTTTTGTATTGTTATCAAGAACAGCTTTCATATTAGCAGCATCATTACGAATATAATCATTAAGCTCTTTTTGTAACTCATCTACACGAGTCTTTAATTTATCTTCTGATGCTATTTGTCTCTTTAATAGAAACCAAAGTGCAGCGCCTAAACCAAGTGTAATAACACCCAAAGCACCATATTGTGTGAGTGTTTCAAATACACCAAACGATTCAACTTGTAAAAGAATAGTGTTCATCATTTATCTTTTTCCTCCAATTTTTTTCTTAAACGGTCTTGTTCATCTAAATTACGTTTAACAAAAAACCAACAAACTGCTCCTAAAGCTAATACAATTAGACCTAAGGCACCGTAGTTTGATAATTGCTCGAAAACTCCAAAATTTGGTACTACTGCTGTTGTATCCATGATTATATATATTTAATTTTTATTTGGTCTTACCCCATTTTTTACCTTTCCCTGGTTGCTTACATTGAGAAGGAGTTGGACGACATGACGGGTATTTAGAGCGTTTTTCACCCTCTTTTCTACCACATGCTTTGCATTTTCCGTCTCGACAAGTATTACAATCAACCCAACCACCTTCTTTACCAGGTGTACCTGAGCGTTTAAACCATTTATGAAGTGATTCGTCTTCTTTTATACCTTTCCAAATTTTACCTTGACGGCATCTAACTACAGCACCAGATTTATAAGCTGATGGTTTATCAAACTTACGGTCAGCTATACGTAAACATCTATCCCGTTTAGCTTTTTCTTCTAAAAGAAGTTGTTTAAGTATGTCTATAAGCTTAGTCATTATATACCTATATTTAATAATTTAGGTTCAGCTTTAAATTTAATTACACCTCTAATTTTAGAAATATTATCAATAATTTGTTTAACAGTTTCTTCATCAAACTTACCCGCTTTTAAATAAGGATAAGGATCAATTTTAACTGTTAAAATATTATAATCATGTCCTGGTGTAGGTAAATTTGGAGTATATTGTTTGGCGTCAATAGTGGTAACTCCAGTTATTGATCTAATATCTGAGAGGATCTGTGTTTGTGTTTTGATGTATGTGTCTGTCACTAACAGACCATCAATTTTATAAAGCTTTGTAGCAGAATCCTCACGTAATGTTTTACGTATTTCTTCCTTAATATATCTTTTAAATTCGTTTCGAGTCATTAGTTAAGACACTTTAATTTATATAAAGTTGAATTCACTAATGTTACCATTTCATCTACTTGATTGTCAAGATAAGAATCAGTGATTCCTTGACGTAGATCACCTATAGTAGCACACAGTGCTTCAAAATATTGAATCACTTGTTGTTTATTAGTATAGTTCATTAAAGCAAATCCAGTATATCCATTCATAATACCATATTTACCTTGATAGCTTTCTACAAAACCATCAATTAAATCTACAATACCATCATAATAATCATTCAATGCTTTATGTTCAGCAAATGAATTAGTTTGCAAATGGAACACATGAGCCTGTGTTCTTGAATGCATTAAATAAGATACTAATTTTGAGCAATGTTCCATATTACCAATATCCTGAGAATGTTGTTTTAAATCCTAATAATTTTGCATAACGAGGTAAGCGACAAGACCAATAACTAGGTTTTGTTCTATCTTTTTTATTAGCACAATCATGACGTTTAGCAAATGCTTGACGTGCTTTTGGATTGTTTAATTTAGCTCTTAAGCCTCCACCAGCCATACCAAATGATACTTTTTTAACACCACCCCCAGGTTTACGAACATAAACATAGAATTTTTTAGATCCACCACGTTTTGGTTTACCTATAGCTGGTTGTTTTTTATCTTTAGCTTCATCAACCTCTTCCATTTCTAATAGTAAATCTAAAGGTACTACTTTATTTTCATACATTCCAAATTTACCTAAATCAGTTTCCGTAACTAATTCTTTATCTACATCATTTAAATGAATAGCTTTACTTTCATGTAATTTACGAGCTTCAGCCCATAAATTTAAAAATGCTTCTGAACCATAACGAAAAGTATTCTCAGTAACGGCTAATTTATTATCAATATGATATTGCATGTTTTCTGAGATGAGTGGTTTAGTTTCTAAACTTTCGTTTAAAACAGGACCAGGATTACCTACATTTTCACATGAATGGCAGCCACAATTACATTTATCCTTTTTAGGAGGTGTAGCTAAAACTTCACGTATAAGTCGTTGTATTCTATTCATGGTGATAAATATTATTTAGGTTCTATATAAATAACAAATCTACATCTAATTTTATTATCTTTACCTATAAAAAATGATTTACTATCTTCTGATGTTTTTCCTGTTAAGATAGAAGACATTATAAATTTTTTAAGATCTAAAGTTTCTAAACCAGATTCAATTTGTTTAACCAGTACCTCTGATCCACCTGTTGATTCTATTTCATCTACTATTTCATCACCTAGAGATAATTTACGCAACATTGCACTAGCAACTATCCTGACTTGAATATCATTAGATGAAGTATTAGTTACAAAAGCGTAGAATTTATTAGGATCATCAGTGTAAAAGCTAGTTTGAAGTTGAGTATTAATTTTATTTCCTTGACTTGATTTTACCTCAACTATAGTTTTATCTCCAATAGTAATATCCTCACCTTTACCTCCAATTTCTTTTGATTCTACGTTTTTAGAAATAGAATAATTTTTTAAAGCATTTTCTACTTCTCTTCCTTTATTAGATAAATCTTTATCTACATATTGTTTCCAATTTTGTATAGTATTAACAACATTAGGAAATACTTTTTTAATATCACCTAAATCATATTGTTCGTATGTTAATTTAGCTAATTCAGTGTATGACTCTATTTTTGTAACTTTTTTATCTTTACTCACAGTGTCTTTTATAAGAGGATCTAATTCTGTTTCTTTATCAACTTCATTTAAATTAACATTTAAATTTTCTAATAAATCAGCTAAAAGATTGATATCATGCTCATCATTTAAGTCAGGATATCCTTTAGGGAATTTATACGCGTATTTTTTAAAAAATAAATCTAAACTATCCATTAGGCAGGAGTTTCTTCAGGAGTTTCTTCAGTTGGAGTTTCAGGGGATGGGGATTCTGGCGCTGGGCTTTCAGGAGCAGGTGCCTCAGCAGGTGCTTCTGATTTTTCTGGGGTTGGTCTTGCTCCATAAGATAAAATTCTAGCTATTGCTTCAATACAATTTTGTTCCTCATTTATATTCAACAAATAATATTTTTTACCTTCTACTTTAGCAATCCAAGTTCTATCAGTATAAATTAAATAGAATACTTGATCATTAGCTAAAATAATACGAAATGTAGTAGGACGTGGAGCAACCCATTCAATGTCCTTTAAAAACAGTTCATATTGATCTGTTAGTAATTTTATTATAGTATCTTTAAGTGTAGGAAATTTAACTAGAACAGGAAATCTTTCATTGTCTAATGAAATAGCGGAAGGACTGTCTATGTCAACCTCAGTTGATTTAGTTACATCTGAGTAAATAGATTTTACTAGATTTTTGATTTTATCTTTAAATTCGCTTTTAGTCATTGGATATAGATACTATATTTGAATAATCTTCCATAGTAAGAGTTTTACCTTGTTTAGATAACTCGATAATATTTTCTGCTACTTTATGTAGATCCATATCAGTTTGAGCATCTTCCTTAGCAAATTCCATAATACGAATTAACAAAGGAATATCCAATGATGCGGTATCTATTGGATTTTCCTTTGCTGTGGGTTCCATTAAAGCTTTTTTAATGGCCTCTTTAATTCGGAGTTTGTTTTCTTTCATAGCTACAGATTCAGCTCTTTTAAAAGCTGCTCCGGTCATCACCTTTTCAGCATCGGCTCCATATTTTTCAACCCAAGAATCTTTATTTTTCTTGTATTGATCAAAAAATTGTTTTTGTAAGGCTAATACTCTTGGTGTTGGCATTTATTTTGCTTTTGCTTCGGCAACTGAGGCTTTGTTGTAAGCAGATATGAGTTTTTTCAACTCACTTAGTGCTTTACGTGCTCTTGCTTTTGCTGCTTTAGATTTGTCTTCGTGGTTTTCTTTCGCTGTTTCATACAACCCACTAATTTGTTCAAATAGTTCTTGAGTGTTCATAAATATTTAGTTTTTGATTAATTTTATTTTTGATTAATATTCTTCACTAGCGGCATCAAATCCATCTCTATATCCTTCTTGATATCCAGTATCGTATCCACGAGTGAAATCTGCGCTTTCGTATTCCATTTCTTCTAAATTCTCAGCAACTGCTTGCTGCCCTACTACTTGTGTTCTAACAAGCATGGTAATAGTATTACCAATTTGATTTACTAATTTTTCATCACCTAATGCTTTGGCATTAGCTAATGCTTTACTTAAAGAATCCTGGATTGCTTTAACTTTAGGATCAATATCAATTTCATCGGTTGAAGTTGGTGCTAAAGTATCTTCAGCAGGAACCTCAGCGCTCATATCCACATCTACTACATCTTCTTGAGGAGCTACATCTGCTTCTTTTTTCTTTTTCTTGGCTTCACCTAATGTAGATTGTACTAATTCTTTAATTTTATTTCTAAGTTCAGACTCAGTTAAATTTTGAGAATTTAAACTTTCAGTAATAATTTTACCAAAAGCCAATTTTTGCATGTGTTTAAATTGGTCGTTCATTTAAGTATATTTTGTTATAAATATGGAATACTTATTGTTTCTTTAAACTTTGTAAATATTTTATGGTTTCTTCTTTATTTTCTAATAATTTCTTTTTAGAAGAACCAACCCACTTTTCAATGTCACCTGCCTCTGTAATGAAAGACTCATTAGAGCCATTAATCATTTCATCTATCCATGTACTATAATCAACTATTAAACTATCTAGATCTGAGTTGATTATGTTTTTCTCATATTCTTCCCATAAACCTAGTTTACGAATATCTGTTTCAAAGTCAACCTGGCAATTAAAACAGCGCTTATATTGTATATAAAATAATTTGTCGTGCTTATTTTTCATTAAATTAGAGCAACAAGGGCAAAATAATGGTAAAGTTACCTCTTGTTTTGCTTTATCTAATTTAGTTATATTTTGTTTTATACCATTTTTAATAGTCCATTGTCTTCCATCTTCATCCCATACATCTCCTTCCTCATGAAATTGTTGCTTTTTACTATAACCTACACCACCAACAGTTCTTTCACTTTGCTTACCTGTCATCAGGTTGCGAAGGCGTTGAACGTCAGCTGATTTGAAATCTTTTTTTAAAACGTTATCGGACATTCTTTAATATTTTATTTAATTTTTCTCTTAATATACTATGCTCTTCTAATGATTTTTGTCTTTCTAAATTATAATCTTTAGTTGGAGATAACTTAGCATTATTTAATATTTTAATAAGAATTGATTGATCTTTAGGTTCAAACTTTAAAGTTTTATCATCAACTTTAGTTGGATTTAAACTAGACTTAACTGCTTTTTCACCACTTGTTATAGCATAATATTTTTTAACTAAATCTAAATTATACCTAGATCTTTCTGGGAAGAAAAATTCGATGGTGCCTGCGGCATCTTTTTTAGAGGCAGGTGTACCTTTAGCAAATCCACCAACTTCTTGAGCAATTTTTCTATATAATTCTTTACCATTTTGTTTATATATTTCTCTGTTGGTTTGATAATTAGACCTACGATTTGGTTGATCTCCAAAAACACGTTTTTCAAGATCAGCTAACCCACCAGATTTAGATACAAATGTACCACCTAAATTAGCAGGGTCATTTATAATATCTAATAATTGATCAGCGTTATATTTGTCTGATGTGAGGAGTAATTCAGTTTTGGCTTTTAATTTTTTTAAGCCACTTTCCTCTTCACCACCCTCTTCTTGTTCTCTTAATCTATATTTAAAGTTACTCATAGTCCTAATGCTTTTAAGTCGTTTATAGTTTGTGATGTTGAAGTAAATAAAATACCTATACCTCCGGCGGCATTCCACTCATTAATAGTATCTTCACGGTCGTCAATAAGTATTTTATTTTTACCGGAATAATCCTTTTTATTGCTCCTTTTTGCTAAAACTAATTTAGTTCCAGGTAAATTTTCCTGAGCCCATAATTTTTTACCATAACGAGATGAATAATCTTGTGAGGGTGCTGAAAGTAGTATTGGTTTATATTTTTGAATATAACTCCATAATGCTTTACCTTCTGGCATCCAAGGTATTTTTGCCCAAAATTGAGCTCCTACTTGTGTAATAAGGTCCCAAAATTTATTAGTACCATATTTAGTCTCATAAGCTTTAGGGCTCATACCTCCAAATTCTTGAAATCGCTTATCAAAGTCAGCTATTACACCATCCATATCACAATAAAGTGTATATTGTGAAGCGACAGCGGATTGCTCTTCCTCTTTTAATTGTTTATATATATCTGTTAATTTATAACGCATTCTTAATTGAATCCTCCCAATTTCTAAAAATTATATTACCATTCAAATAAGCCTCTTTTTCCAACTCTAATAAATCACCATCCTCATTAGTGTTAGTAGTATTAACATTTCCTAATCTACCCTCATTATCTTGAATACGATGAATCATTTCATGAGAGTAAGAACGTAATACATCTTTAGGGTGTCTATTTAATGTATATAAGGTAATTGAACAATTAGTTGGATCATAATAAGCAGTTCTACCTAATATGTTTTCAGCGTTTTTAGAATCGTTATCTATAATTCTTAACTTAGGTAATGGTTTAATATTTAAACCCTGGTTAAGCATATACCTGGTTAATGAAACTAAAGCACTTTTAAAATCAGTAAGTTGTGAATGCATACACCCACAATCTTCATTAAGTTCAATTTTAGGGTCAGCAGTATAAAAATCCTTTTTACGCATTATAGTTTTAGCTATAATTTTATCAGTTAAATTAACTAATGGAATATTAATATTAGTTCTATTATCTGTTGCTACTACTTCTTTATATTTTGTAAGAAAATCTTCTAATTGATCTTTTTTACGAGCTAAACGCTTAAAAAATCCAATAAGTTCAGCTGTTGATATAGGTTTAATATTTCTTGGGTCATTTAATCTGTCAAAAAAGTGATTAGAGAAATCAATATCTAATGGAGCTAATTCTCTATCAGCATAGTCTTCAACAGATTGTAATGATGATTGAGACATTTCATCAACAGTTGTTGAAAGAACTTGCTTATACTTTTCAGATGATATTCCGTCTGGGAGGAATGGAGTTATATCTTCATTATTTTTTAGTGCTTTTCTTAAATCAGTAGCGCTTAAATTTCCAGCAGCCTCATTATAGTTTTTAATAGTTACATTTTGAGGAACTCCCCCAAATCTTCCAAAATCTTCTTCTTTACCAAATACTGCTATATATTGTTGATTAGGATTATTTCTAAATAATTCATAAGCTGCGGCTACAGGGCTTTGTGAAGGTACAGGTAAAGATGAATCATTTGATAATAATACCTTAACATTTGAGGGAAGTTTAACTAATTTAAAAATATTTAAACTATCTTCAGCACTTATAGGCATTTGATCTATAAGTTTTTCTCTATCTTTTTTAGTAGTACCACTAGGTTCAGTTTTTGGTGATACTAAAACAATTACTTCATCAGCATCGGCTGCGGCTGCTTTAATCCTAGCTATGTGATCTTTATGAGGTGGTTTAAATTTACCTGGGAAGACAGCTATTGTTTTAGCAGACTCATCTTCTAAAAGAAATGGTTTTATTAATTCCATCACTAAAGAATTATGTTTTTCTTCTAAAGATGCTACTGTGTCTATAGCTTGTTGTTTTTTATCACCTTTTTCAGTACCTACTTCGGCATCTCCTATTCGTATGTTTTTCTTAAACATTCCTTTAAGACGATCTATTGATCTTCTATTTTTAAATTTCTTAACTTTAGATATGATAGTATCGAATTTATCATTTTCAATATCAACACCTAAATATTTGATTATGGTTTTAATATCATCAAAACTATTTGATTTCCATATTTCTCTACCTTCATTTTTTCCTACAGGAACAATTCTTAAAGATAATGATGATGGATTTAAATTAAAATCATATTCTTCTCCTTCGCCCGGTTTTTCAATATTACTTATACTTAATTCTTTAAATAAATTTTCTATTTCTTTTTCGTTTAATTCTGTGAAAACAGCTTTAGTTAAACCTATAGCTAATACTTGTTCTTGAGCAGGTAAATCTAACATTTTATATGTAAATTTACCTTCTTCTTTAGATACAGTTACAATATTATCTATTTGAACATATTCTCCTTCTTTACCTGCTATAGGATATAAAGTAGAAACTATATTTCCATGTATAAAATATTTTTTATTCTTTTTAGGAATAACGGGTATTTGAGAAATTTGTTCTAAAGAACTGGCTAATTTTTGTTTAAGATCTTTTTTATCACCTTCGGGAAATGAAACTACAATATCAATATCTCCAAAAATGTTTTTTTCGGGTCTAGAACGAACACCTGTAATACTATATGATGTATCTAATCCTAATGGTTTTAGGACATTATCTCTATAGTCACGAATTGTGGCTTTTAAATTTTCTTTATTTATGCGTGATCCGCCGGCTGCTCCGCTCATATTAGATATTATCTGGTATGTATGCTCCTGCTCTCCTTAGAGCTTCTTTAAACATAGTTAATGTTTTTTCTTGGTCTTCAGGTTTAAGATTAGTTTTAATATAATTCACTAATTTATTATAGTTATTAATTATATCTAAAGTTAGTGGTTGTTTAGGTTTATATTCTTGATTTAATACTTCTAATGCTTCTTTAGGTTTATCAGCAATTGTTTCTCCAGTATTTTTACGTATAAATCCTCTACCGCTTTTAAAAGTATAACCTAAAGCAGCAAACATAGCTAACATTAATTGTCCTCTATGTAAACCTTTAATTTGGGGATTATCTTCAGGTAATTCAGAATTAAACCTAAATTTTAACCAATCCATATCACCAATATCTATATCTAATTGAGCTCTAGATTCTAATTTTTTACCAGCGGTGTCATATTGAGGATACGAAAAATGAATTGATCCTGCGCCAGAAGCTTTGTCACTAGTGTGTAGATCTGTGGAACTTGAATTTATTTTATTAACAATTAATTGAATTAATGATTTTAATTGAATTTGATCGTCTGCTGCTGAGCGCGCTGCTTTTTTATTTTTAGCATATAAAATATCATATTCATCTTGACTAATACCCCAACCTTCAGTATCAGCTTGTCCGTTTTTAAAGAAATATTCAGCTGAGTAAGCTACATCTACATCACCGGATTGAGGTTTATTGCCTGTTGAGCCTAACCAATTACTTTTATCATTTAATGAATTAAATGTAGATTTTTTATTTGGAAAAATTTTACCTAAATCATCCACAAATTTTTTAATTGTTGGAGTTATATTAGCTAATAATATGTTTTCAGTATCGTATTCAGTGTTTTTAAATACATTACCTCCTTCATTAACAAATACTTCTCTTAAGAGTTTTACTAAAGAAATCATTAAATATTTTTATCATAAATATGTTAAATATTTGAAGTAATTTGTATTTCTGTAGGGAAATGCTCTGCTGTTGGTTTAGGGTCTGGGTGTTCTAATTTATATAATTCATGAATATATTGGAAAATTTTAAGATTTTCTTCAATTGATTTTGTTGGTTCGTGGATTTCCCAACCCTTACCTTGCATTTTTCCACCTTTTTTATCTTCTCCACGTTTTGATGATTTTAACCAAAGAATTCCTATACGATTTATTTTTTCTTCATATAATTCATTCCATGCTTGAGCATACGCTGATAATTGAAAATCTTGGCTAGCATGTAAAGAATTTGAAGTTTTTATATCTAATAACCATTTTTCATTATTTATTTCTAAAACTAAATCACAGGTACCAGCGTATGTATATATATCTGAGAATAGATGGATTTCACTTTCTATTAATGTTGGTTTATGAGTAATCCAAAAATCATGAAATTTTAAAATCATTTTCCAAACATCTAATGAGTATTTTGAATATCCTTCATCATTTATTAATTGAATTTTTTCTCCTTGAAGATATCTTTCAATAGCATCGTGAACTTGTGTACCCTCATCAGCTGCTTTTCTAGCTATAATATCCGCATTATGGCCTACATCTTTTAACCAATTTTCAAAAAATTTGCCTTTAGGCATATATTGTAAAATACTAGTTACAGATGGATAATATTTTCCATTTCTATAATAATATCTGTTATCTAATATATTTACTCTTTTTGATTCAGTATCTATTTCAACTAAACGTTTAATACTTTTTTTATGAACATTTACGTTTTTTTCTATCATATTATTTGGAGTTTTTTCTCGAGTAGATTCGAGAATGTTAAAGGCAAGGTGTTTTGAACAAGACCCGTGAATTTTTCAAATCCCATATCACTTGGATCTTTATCGTCAATGTCTACTAAATAAACCTCTTTACCTTCATTCATTAATGTTTCACAGAAATTCAATGCTTGTTTAATAGCATCTTTATCTAATGCAATATATATTTTTTGGACAGTTGAATTAATAAGTTTTTTCATGAGACTTTTCTGGATGGTTTTACCTAATAATGGGATTGAATTACGTTTAATAGCAATTGCATCAAACATACCTTCACATAAAATAATTGGCACATTCCAGTTAATAAAGTGCTCTAAACCAATGATATCTCTAGTTACGTCAGGATTTTTATATTTAATAGGTGAGTTTTTATCAAAGTTTCTCGCCGTGAAATAATTTAAACTTCCATTCATATCATATGAAGGAATTATTATCATATTAGCAAACTTACCAAACTCACAATATCCTATATTATATTTAATTATATCTTCTTTAGTTATACCTCTATTTTTTAAATAATTTAAAGCATGTTTAGCAGTTAAACTATTAATAGGTGGGTTAACAAGTGAAATAAACTCTTTAGGTAATATTGCTTTCTTGTTATCAACAATTTCAATATGCTTAGCATCTGTTTTTATAAGCAGTTTTAACTGGCTTATCTTGTCAGAATCAGCATCAATTTTCTTAAATAAAGAAGTTAATTTTTTACCCTTAAAACCACAAACCCAACATTGATATGACTGGAAATGAGGTGATGATTCCTCTAAATTAATTTCTAGTTTTAATTTATGATGTTTGCATTCTGGGCAATGATATGCTCTGTTACCTTTAGATGTGGATTTACCTTTACCTAAGACAGAATCCATTAAGAATACTAAAGCATTATTAGTCATAACTAAATTATACGAAAAAATTTTGAGTAAGCCAAACTAGCCTACAAAATCCTTAGTGAAGAATTTACCTAATATATTATCGTTAAAATAATTATCGGGTTTTTCTAATACATCAAATGTGAATAACATTTTACATTCGAGGTATGTTAATTGTTTTTTATTGAAAGCTAATACTAGTATTTCACGTTCAAATTCGTCTTGTTTACCTGCTTTAATTAAATCAAGAATAGGTTTAGCGGAACCATAATATGTTTTCCAATCTGATTCTTTTTGGACTACTCTAGTAGATGATTTACGACCTGGTCCTGATTGCTCAGCTAACTCTTTTTTAGTAAGTTTTTTCTTTATATTGTGATATAAAGATTTTTTACCTATATATGATTTACCTGATGGTTTATGATTTACTATGTAAATAAAACCAAATGTATTTTTAGGAAAATCTTCTATACTGTTTATAACTTGATTTTGGTATAACCACATTTATCTATCTATATTAATTAATATTGTTGTATCTGTTGTAGGTGAACTAGGTAATGGTTGAGATAATTTACCTATTGCTAATAAATTTTGTTGTTCATCATATAAACCAATAGTTGTTATATATGGTGAAAAATAGTCTTGGTTAACATAACCATATGGGATTCCAGGATTAATAGTGACTTCTGTGCTACTTGATATACTAATCTCACATGGAGAACCACCCGCGTTAGTATTTGTGAATGAGGAACTAGTACTTGTAAATGTACTTGGATTTAAAGTATAATTATATTCATTTTCTCTAATAGTACATTTATATTGAGTTTCATAAATTGTATATGAGCTAGAGAATGAAGCTGTAAAATTAGAAGCCGATGTGAAAGCAGTTAATAGTCCACTCCAATCAAGGTATGTTCCATAAATGTATGTTGGAGTAGGATTACCATAAATTGATACAGCGTAAGGAGAAAATATGATTTGTCCATTATTAACTGCGTTCATATAATCATAAATGCTTCTATTTCCTGTTAAAGTAACTATACCATGAGGATAAACAACATTTCCTACTATAGCAGAACTTGTACCATAAAAAGTATTAAGCATTCTTAAATTACCTTCTCCATCATCATAAAATTCAAAAGTAGTTGAATTAAAAGGAAATTTTATACGAAGAGAATTTGGTTGAATATAATCTCCAAATAATGTGTTAGGTATAGTTAAAATTCCTATACGATCATTAGATGCTGTAGGAAAGAATCTAGGATATGATAAAGTAGTTTGTAAATAATTATAATAATGAGCTTGACTACTAACTGATCCTATATATCTATCTCCATCTGAGTCAGCTCCTGGAATTAAAATTTGAGGGTTATCTGGGTCTCCGTAATCACATTGAGTGTAGTTTGAATAGTAAAGTTCTTGAATAGAATTGTAAACTAATCTTTGGTATTGGTAATTTCCTGTAACTGTGTTGTTTCTACCCCCTTCAAAATAAAAAGTACTACTACCAGATATATAATAATAAAAATTATTTATATACTCTCTAGTTTTAGAAGAAAAAATAATATTATTTGTAGATGGGACAGCGGCTATATTATTTAAATTAAAATATAATGAGGAACTATTATTTATATGGTTAGATATATTTGTAACAGTAGTAGCAGTAGTACTACCTGTAGGAACATATATAATATTACCTTGATTAAGTCCTCCTAAACTTCCTGTTAATGTTATAGTTGTACCATTTAAAATAAATGAACTTGAACCTATAGTAGATGCTTGGGTATAAAATGGAGTTATAGTTAAACTAGCTGTGGCGAATGCTCCTAAACCAGTAATAGCATAATCTCCAGTTATAGGATCTACATTTGGATTAAAATCAAAATAATCAATATTTCTACCTAAAAGTCTAGTTATCCCTACTCCTGGGTATGAACCACCGAAATAATTAGGCCCAGGAACTGTAGCTTTGCCTCCACCTGGTAATTCTATTGTACTAGAAGTAGCGGTGTAATTAAAAGTAAAATTTTTATGTACCTCTAAAGGAGCTACAATTATATCTGATGTTAAAAATTGCTTGTAAGCACCCATTCATTTTAGAAATCTAATTTAACCCTTACTAATGCTTCTTTTGTAAAATCTTTTAATAATGGTCTAGATAATTTAGCTACAGCTAATAATTCATTATTATCATTATATAGTCCTATTGTGGTAGGGAATGTTTGAGGATTATTAATAAAGTTATTAAATACTACTTCACCGGTACTTCCTGAGATAAAACTTGGATTTTCTGAGTAGTTGAATTCAGCGTTTCTTGCTCTTACAAATATATAATCTGCTGAAATTGTTTCTTGGCTATTAGCAGTAAATGTGGCTCCTTTATTTAAAGCATTAAGTAAAGCTCTATTATTTAATCCATCTGAGCCGCTTGGTCTATTAGCTGCTAATCCAATTGATTCACTAGTGGCTAATGGATTAATTAAAATAGTTCCAATATCAGGTAAAAACCAACCATAAGAACCTTGATTAGCACTATATCCATAAGAATTAACCCCAGTATAAACACTACCAGCAGAACCACTAACTAATTGATATACTCTTCCAGCGTCATTAAAAACAACGGTAGTAGATGCATTACTATCATCTGTTAATGATATAATTCCAGCTGAACTTGATAATTTTAAGGTCATAGTTCCTGGTAGAAGAGATTGTTTGTATCGATTTCTATCAACAGATATAGCCCAAAAATAGGATGAGGTAATTCCACCAAAAGTAAAATTAGAATATTCATCTCCTAAAACTAAATTTCTATATTGACCATAAATAGTTCTTGAATATGATATATAAGGTACAGATTCATTATAATATTGACTTCCACTTCCTTGTAAATCTCCGTAAGTTATAGCGAATTGAATTTCAGCATTCGCGTCAGTAGAAGCAGTTTGATAAATATTTAAATAAAAATTACCAGATGAACCTGCTTCTTGCACTGAAGAAGAGTAAAACACGGTCAATGTTGGATTATTATTTGACCATAAAGGAGCGGTTACTGAGTCTGAGCTTATTACAAAGTCTTCAGGGGCTAAGCGATTAAATGCCATATTTTATATATGTTTAAATTTTATGATATTTTAGTTACAGTTATAGGAATTGTTAGGCGAGCTCCGCTGTCTCTACCTTCTACAGTTAGAGTTGCTTGTAATTGAGTATTAGAGCCAAATAATGTATTAACAGTAGTCGCTCTAATATTAATAGTGGTACCTACAACTGTTTTAGAAACATTAGTTCCTAAAGTAGTAGTTGTATTTAAAGCTTGGGCTGAAGGTGTATTTATACCTACTCCTTCAAATGTACTCATTAAACGAACATCTGAAATTGTAGCTGTGTATCCTGAGGATTCGAATGTGTTTCCACCAAAATAATTTAATGTTTGGGGGGTGATGGCCAATGAAGCTCCTTGTTTAATTACAATAGAAGTATAACCTAAATCAAGAATTGGTAATTTAGCTGTACCTCTTGGAAGAGTAGTTAACTTATACTTCATAATCTGAGTTTCCTCAGGGAATGCTTCTAACAAAGGCATATTTAAAATTGCTTCACCATAATAAGCTGAACCTGAAGGGTGGTCAGGATTATATAAAGTATAATCAATTTCATCATCTGCTAAAGCGAATTGAGTAATTCTAAAAGAGCCATCATTTTTAGCCAATAATTGTCTTCCTTTAGTAGTTAAAATCGCGTCAACTGTAACAACGCTATTATTTAAATATCCCATTTGTTATATATTTTTATTATAAATATTATTAGATTACAGATTTATTAATTAAATCTTGAATTATATTAGATATATTATTTTTTATAGTTTCAGATGGATATTCAGGTAGTATGAATCCATCTTCAACAGGTAAACCACTTAAATCAGCCCCAAGAGATATTCCAGTTATAGCATCTTTTATTTTTCTCCTAATAAGGAAATGATTTATATCAAAACCACTACCTGATGGAGGGATTGGTTGATCTAATGTTAAATATGTTATTCTATTTACCCCAGAGCTAGTTGGATTTACATTTATAATTTTATATGTATTTGCTTCATCATATTCAAATCTTATTTCATCTCCTACTTGAGGTAAACAAGGAACTTGTATAGGATTAAGTCCTGAGTCGGGTATATCAATTTGTTTATTATTTATAGTTAATGCTCTACCTAATTCGGTAGAACTTGTTAGTACACTAAGACTATTTGATCCAGTGAACCAAAAGGTAGCGCTAGCTGATGGGACTGATAAATTTTTAGTTGTTATTTGTAAATAAGGTCCAGGTCCATATGCTGGTCTTTTATACATAATAGTACCGCCAGTATTAGTTATTGTGACCCATAATTTATCTCCAGTTTGAGGTAAAAAATTAGATATAAAACCAATCTGGTAAGGTGCAAATCCTCCAGTATCTCCTATACGTCTATCTAATCGTGTTATATTACCTCCTCTATTTAAATATAAATCTAAATACCAAGTTCTAGCACCACTAGGATCATCATAAAAACTTCCTCCAAATTCTATATCTACAAAATTTGTAGGTATTCCTGTGAATTCAAAATATACTTGTTGGAAATTAGCTGATGGACCGGTTGTTTCTATAGTTCCACCTTCTGAGTAGTTGATTCCTACTCTTGGTTGAGAAATCTGAGTACTATACCATACATTTCTAGTTGTGTAAGGGTATACATTACTATTTGGTGCACCATCATTATTTATTAAATATGAGCTATAATCAGGACCATTAAGGTTTGATCCTTGAAGATTAGTAAATTCTATTTCATTAGTCCATGCCACATCATTATTACCATATGTGTCAATAGTATATAATACAGGAATATAAGATTCTCCAGATAAAACTATAGATTGAGTTGAATTAAATACAGGAGAAGTTTGATAAAGTAAATTACAATATACTTTAGAATCTCTTGGAAAAGAATTTATTATATTATAATAAGTAGCGTTATCAGCAGAAGGACTATAAGTAGTTCCATCTTCCCCAATCAAATATTTTATAACTGGAGCTGTGGTATTTTTAAATATAGGATTATTTGATTGTAAACTACTAAAATAGGCGAAATAAGTAGTTGTATTTTCTACATTAGGGATTCCATTATTAATTATAAGTGCTGATGAATTTGGAATTTCTGATAATTCTTCATTACTAAGGCCATTTTGTGATGGTAAGTTAAAGCCAGGACTAGTTGTTCTTACACCATTATATCTAGGAAATACATTAGCATGAGCATTATAAAGATAATCATTTACTTCTGCTCTTTGAGCTATCCCATCTATAATTTGTTCTAAATTTGAAGGAATAACACTTCCTGCGTCATAAAGTACCTCTTGAACAATGTTACTTATATCATTTTGACTAAAGTTATTAATTAAAACATCACAATCACTATAATAAAAATTACTATATAAATAAGGTTCTAAAATTATAGAACTAGTAGAGGTTTGTGGAGATTGAGATTGAGTAATATTAAATGATAATCCGTGGATACTGGAGGTATTTACTGTTAATAAACTTATAGAATTAATTTTTGGAAAATATCCATCTCCATAAAAAGTTCCATTCCAAGTTCCTGAGCCTGAGGGAGCTATTATATGGATAGTGAAGGCAGAGATGAAAGTCAAAGGAAAATAAAATGATCCAGGAGTATTAGCGGGGATATATCCTATAAATCCAGATGCATTTTCGATATCAGTTATAGGATTTATACTACATGTTAAATCTAATAAAGGAGGGCCATATACAAGATTATTATTAGCAGAAGAGGAATAGGATGAAGGTATTTCTATTTTTAAAAGAAAAGGAATACTATTGCCCCAAGGTCGATTAACACCACTAAATTCTAAAGATAATATAGATCCAGAAGTAGTATAAATAATATCAGGGACTAAAACTACACCAGATGATGGGGTTGGAGATGTTTCAATATTATAATATGAATTCCAACCGACTCCACCAACATTATATGTTGCAGAAGGACTATAAATTCCATCTTGAATTATAGATACCCATCTTGTTGTAGCAGCTCCATAACTTGCTGTTGGTAGATTTTGGTTATATGGAGCTCCATTACTGTTATTATCTGGGGTTGTGTAGAATGTATTATTAATACTATTATTTATACTCGCATCTCCAGTTCCTTCTATCCAAGCATTCACTTCATATTGATAAGTTTGAATTGGTGATAGAGAACTTCCTGAGATAGTAATACTATGAGTAATACTATTATCGGTTAGAATAAAGGTATTATTACTAGATATTAAGGGAGAAGGAATACTTCCTACAATATTAGAAACAGTATGAGGATATATAGGATCATAAGCATTTATAGCTATAGAAAAAGATGATGATGTTGTAATAGTGATATCTATAGAAGCAGTGAATTGTATATCACAATTGGGGGTAAGAGGAAATACATAATGTCCACTACTAGTGTTAAATCCATCAGCTGTGTCTATTATGGTTGCCCAACTTGATGTTAAATAATTATATCCTACATTTAAAGAACCATTATAAGATGAAGTAGCTTCTAGAGAATAATCTAAAACATTATCATCATCTATAAATACATCTGATGTAGAAGAAAAAGTATCAGAAGTTACTTCATACAAATAATAATTTTGATATTCTGTTATATTAGTGACTGTTAAAACAATTTCTCCAGTATTAATATTAGAATCAGTCCATTTTAAACTAGTTAGTTCTTGTAATGAAAATGTATTATCATTTCCAAGTTGATCTATCCTAGCTACTTTAGCATAAGTTATAGTTCTAGTATAATCTGTAGGTGGGGAACTAGTATCAGCAGTTTGATAAACATAAATTAAAATTTGTCCAGGTCCTGGGACTGTGTATCTATGAAAAAATTCAGGAAAAGAATCATATGTGATTGTTTGTGAATTTATATTAAATTCAGTCACATAAGGAAAAATACTATATTCTACTGGTTGAGTACTTACTTCTAAAAACTGTTGGCAGTCTGGGTCTGTTAAATTTCCATCACTAACAAGGATACCTGATCCACTAAATTCTCCATTCACAAATTCTTCCATAGTATCATGGGTAAATGATACTAAACCTAAAGGAGTTATATTAGAATCAGGCCAAGATTGAGTTATATTTACTATTAAATCTACAGTTGTGTTAGAGGCTGATTGACTAGATAATAAATTCCTAAGTTTAAAATTAGGCCAAGTTCCGGCGTAACTTCCAGTTATTTCTTCTATTGGAAAAGATTGTTCATCAGTGGATGCTATATAAGTTTTTTGCCCATACAATTGAGTTGCTAAACTATTTATAGAAGATGTTATTATAATATTTTTTAACGACATTTTAGTAAAATATATTTAATGATCTAGATACAGGACTGCCTACAAATGTTATATCACTATCTGTGGATACTCGTGGTTGATGATATCTGTTTCTTTCTAATAATGTTTGTTTTATAACTATACCTGAGGCTAAACCTGCTCTTGCTGGTGTAAAATCCTTGATCATTTTAAATAATGAATTATCATAAAATTTAATTAATCTAATATAATCATTTAAATCATAATTATGAGTATATTTAGAAAAATAATAGTCTCTTAACTTATTAAAATCAGGATAATAATTTAGTGAACCTGATATTAAATAACGTGGATCACCAATATATGAACCTATATTGAAAGAACCAAGTTGAGCTATAATATCATCGTTAATTTCATCTTGAGGTGAAAAGGCTGCTTCAAAATAATTTACATCTTTAGTGAATGTTTCAGTAGAATATGGATCCTGTTGTATAGAAATATATTGAGATAAAGTATTACCTGGGGGTAAACTCATACTAACTATTCTAATTTTTTCAGATACTGAGTTTTTGATGCCAGATGTAAATTGATCTTGGTATAATGTTTCAATATTAGGTTCAAAAGTAAATGTACCATTTAAAGTATATGTACTATTTCCTACTGAGACAAATGATTGAGTAACTGGGTATTGAGATATAGCTGGGTGGATGGATTGTCTAGAAGTTTGAGTTATGTTATTATCTAATACTGTTCCTAAAGGGGCTCTAAAGCCTAAAGTCATAGGAGAGGAATAAGGTGTTTCTAAAGCTATTCCTTCAATAGAATATGGATTCATTATATAATCCTTAAAAGTATCAAGAGGAAAAGCTATATTATTAATAACCGCGTTTCTAGATCCATATAATCTAAGTTCTTGAAATGAACCTGAAAATGGATAACAGGTTTTTCCGTCTAAAGTAGTTGAAGAAGCAGTTGATAAGAAGAAAGAACTTGTTGGTAAATTAAATAAAGAATCAATAGTTGTTGATGAGGCTGTGGCTATAAATCCTATGTTACTTCCATCATACCCATTATATAACTTATTGCCAGCATATAAATAAGTTTTAGTAGTATCAGAAGTTACCATAACTGACCACCATCCTTCATCAAAGAATGGTAAGTAAACACTGCATGAAGTTCCATTATTTAAATCAATTAATTTTAAATCTCCATAAGTATTATATGAGCTTGTTATGGCCCCAAGATAAGATCCACTATTAGATCCAGAGTAATTTAATATAACAGCGTATTTATTAGTTACATATGATAATATTTGAGAGTAAGGATTTGTAGTTGGAATACCAAAAGTTTTAAATCTAAATTCAAAAGCTATAGGATTACCAGTTTGACCAAGAACTTGAGCATATTTAGTTTGTATATATCCTGATCCAGAAGTTGTAAATGAATAATTAAATTGCTCTACAAAATTATCCCAAGATTGATTTTGATATGATTTACCTCCAAACTCATTTACTCTTAAAATAGTATCAGGAATACCATAAATATCTAATAATATTTTTAAACCTTCTGTAGTGCCTTTTTTCTTTAAAAGGATAGGAAGATTATGATAAATTCTTTTATAAATTTCTTTATTTATATCCTCTACAGGTTCAATTGAACTTGTTAAAGAAGCTGTTATTATAGTATTAACATATTCTAATCCTGTTGGGGTAGGTAAAGACCCAGTTATATTAGGGATATTAAATAAACTGCCTGAGGGGGTTATACCTAATAAAGCTGAGTATAAATTGTTTGTGGAAAAATTGTTTTGGTATATTTTTATTCCTAAATCTCGTATTGCTTGAGCTACTATATCTTTTGATATACCATAATTTAATCTATTATCCGCGTCAAATTTATTAGTTATATCTTTTAAATAAATCCAAATATTATCAAAATGTTGACCAATCATTTGAGTGAATAGAAAATACTGTTGATTAGTATCATCTTCTCTTAAATAAGTAGGAATAGTATTGATTAAAGCATCATTATTTTCTGAGTCATAGTAAGATGCTGAGTATAATTGTCCTGTTAACCAGTTAATTCCTTGAAGCGAATTCACAGAAGTATTTACATAAGGATATTCTGAGTTAGTTTTAGGCCAAGCTGTGCTTCCAGATTCATAATACAAATAATATTCATAACCATCAAAATTGGTTATAATATCATTTATTTTATTTAGCCAAATTAATTGGCTAGCGGAAGTATAATAATTAATAGATCCATTAGTATAACTAGCACTGTAATTATATTCTTCAATTAAAGATAATTTATAATAAAAATTCTCTAATCTTGTTTGAGCTGATGAAAAATGAACAAATTGAGAATAGTCTGAGTAGTCTACATTTATCTCAATTCCTTTTTCCGCTAAAATACTATTTATTTGATATAGTAAACTTCCTGAGCCTAATAATGAAGAATTTTGGTTTAGGAGATTTTGATTATAATAAGGAGTTGAATTATTTATTTGATCTTGAATATCAAGATTAAAATTAGGACCACTTATATAATTTAATTCTTCATCAAAATTAAAAATAGTTTGCAACTCAATTTGATAAGCTAATGATTCAGCTATTTGTTCAACAACCCAACATTGAGAGTTTATATTAAATTCATTAGGTAAGGGTTCATATAATTTAATTAAAACTGTAGGATCATTAGGATTAGTGTTATCTAGAGCTATATTATTAGCAATGATTAACTTATTGTTACCAAAATCTAAATAAAAATCAAGATAAGTACCTGTGGAAGCAGCTATTTGAGCTGAGAATTGATTAGTCAGATCAATAACATCAACATTATTAATTTGTGTTGTATTTAATCTTAACTCAGTTCGATCTGTGCTTATATCTTGAATATAAAAGACACTACTTGGAGAGGAAGATAATTTTCTTTTTAAGAAATTATATATTGTATAATATTGACCCTCAGTGTATCCTTGACTTTCTAGATCTTTTTGGGGATCAATAGTGATTAAATTATCTAAAAGTTTATAATTAGGCCATCCACTAGTATTACTAAAAAGAATATTTTGATTTAAATCAACAATAAAATATTCAATATAGTCTTGGGTAGGATCAAAAATTATATCTGTTTGGATAAAATTAGATATAAGTGTGTCATCTTCAATAGAATAATTTTGTAATTGAAGGGTATCAGGATTTACACTTTGTATATTAATTATTTTCTCCATTATATTTGTTGTGAACCTGTTAAACTTATATCTATTAATTGTTGATTAAGTTCTAAATTAGTTTGTTGAAGTAAATTAATTTCATCTATTAAAGCTTGAATTTCATCATTCAATGGATTAAAATTAATATACTCTGAGCTTCTTTTTATAAGAGTTTCATGTGAATTTTCTCCTTCTTTAGGTATTTGAAAAAATAATTCATCATAATAAGCAAAAAATTGTTCAATAGTAATTGAAGGAGATGTGATTATTTTTCTTATTTCTTCTTGAGATAAAGTAGTAGCTAATTGAGAAAATTTAGTGTCAATAACTTTCTCATATTGATTTTTAGCATATACTCTTTTATTTAAATTAACTTTCTCCATTATCCATTTATTACTTTAAAATAATAATCATTATCTAATATTAAAGTATTTCCATTTAAAATAGTTTTAATTAGTATTTTATAATATCTTTCAGGTTCTAATCCATCCATATAAAGAGTAAAATAACTACTTTCAGTATCTTTACTTAATTTAGTATAAATGTCATCAAAATCTATTACATATTCATTAGTATATAAATCTTGGACAGCATAATAAGATTCATCAGGTAGATAATAATTTTGGGTATAGTATGATGAAGTTTGAAATGTTCTAGCTGGGTATTCTGGGCGAGAATAAACTTTAAATTTATTTATACTATTAGGATAATATGTTCCTTGATTTTCACCTATTGTGACTACTAAAGGAAGTACATTTATATTAGTAATTCCAGATGATCCAGTATTAATAATACAATCATTCCATTTAAATTCTAAACATGGTGGATAGATAGTGTGAGTATCAATTGAAAAATATTTTATTTTAGGTTGAACATCAATATTATTTATAAATTCATCTTTTTGTTTTATAATAAATCCATTATTTTCATATGATCCACTATACCAAACTTCAACTATATTAGTCACATTTATATTAAGATCTTTATTTGAATAAAATCCAAAAGTTTGAGATCCACTTAAAGATTGGGTTATATACCAAGTACCTCCTCCAATTGAAGTACTAGAAGAATAAGATCCTGTACTTCCTGGGGAGAAAGCTCCATTTGTCCATAAGCTTCCACTTAAATAATCTTTATAAATCCAACTAGCTCCATTTGTAACTTCAGGATTATAAATAAGTCTACCAGTTCCCATATTCCAAGATTGAGATACAGGATAAACTTCAATTGTAGTATTTTGATTTAAAGAATTAACTTCGGCTGAGAAGCATTTTAAATTAGTTTGCCATTGAGAACCAGATATTTTATTATCAATAATTTCATCTATTTCTGTAGATGAGAATTGAATTAAAAATCTACTGGTTTGAGGGGTAGGATCAATTAATCCGTTTACTTCTAAAGAAGTTTCTAATATAGAATCTAATCCAGTATTTCTGTTAGGATATACTGAGTATAATGTAGTATCTTGAGTTGGAAATATTTTATATACAGCCATTGTTTAATTTTTATAATGAGACTACTCTTCCTTGAATATCAGCTGATGGGTATTTAACTTCAAAAATCATAGGGTCAATTGAAGGATAAATTACACTATTTTTAGTAGCTCCAGAAATATCATAAGCATAATCTGAGTATCCTAAACTAGAACCAACTAAATTTAGTATTTCTATATTTTTGACAGTTTGAACTCCTTCTATTTTATCTAATAGAATATAAAGATCTCTTAGCATTATAGGTTGGTTTATTTGCCAGTTGTTTATATTAAAATAATCTTTTAAAACTTTTAAACAATTATTTAATACTTCGTTGTTTAAATAATTAGGTAAAGTAATAATATCAAAATTAATTCCTATATTAATTATAAAAGCATCTTTAATATTAATAGCATCATTTATCATTCTATATTGAGAAAGATAAGTAGTTAAATTTTGCTTTAAAGCGTATGAAGCATAATTTAACTGTTTATTAACATCATATGTTAAAACATATAAATCTAAAATACCTAAATTAATATTAGATAAATTATTTTGAATTTTAGTTGGTTCAATATAAGCTTTAGCTATTTCTCCATATTTAGCAGGCATAGATAATGCTCTTACTAAATAATCATCTTGAGTAACATTTCTTTGTTGACTAGCGAAATTAACTGAGGAGTTTTGTCTTATTTCTTCAATTGAGTCTCCGTCGCCTCCCCCACTAGCTGCTGATGGATTGGTAATAGCTAGAGAACTAAAAATAGAATTAGCTAAAACAGTATTTGTTAAATTTGGATTTAAAAATTGGATGTTTCCGTTTAGTCTAGTTAAAGTATTAGCCCCAGTATTGGCTGTTACTCCTCCTCCGGTTAAATATCTAAATGTTAATGTGGTATTTGAAGGAGCTATACCGTAAGTTTTTGTATATAAAAAATTAGAAGGAGAGTAAGCAGTAGTTAATTTAGTTTGTTCAAAAGGTAATCCTATACCTACATTATCTGGGTTAGGGATTATGATTTCATCTAAATCTGATACTATTCCTGCTCCAAACTGAATTTGAAGTGTTGTTGAATTTTTAAGACGAGTGGTAAATCTATATTGGGTTTTTTTAAGTTTTAATAAGTAAGGAGTATCTCCATATTGTGAGAGATTTGGATCATTAGTATTAGTATTTTTAATAGAATCATAAATCATTTCTTGACCTAAGTAATCTACTTCATACCATTGATTTCCTTCAGAATCAACACAATCTAAAATACCTACTAAATTTGAAGTGTTAATTTCAATTGTTGAAAATTTAATTGGAGAATTAAATGAAAAAGATATTGAATTAATATTAGCTGATATAGCTTTTCTAGTCTTTTTTAACAAAAAAGAAACAGGTATATTAGTAGATGTTACTTGAAAAATAGTTACATCTGTTGGATCATTAGAACTAGACACTGTAAAATCTACAGCGTCATTTATTAAAAAACTTATACCTTGATCAGTTACAGCATTAGAATTAGGAGCTATATATAAAGCATAATCAAAATCAGGAATGTATGAACCCGCTGATATTTTGGCGGGAACTTGTTGGTAAAAATCAATATCTGTTATAGCTACTCCAGTGACATTAGGTTTATAGCCAAACATATATGCTAGTTCAAATAAATTATTTGATTGACGAGCAAATTGTAAATAATTTTCTTGAACTTGATTATCTAAATAAAATGATAAAACATCACCAACATACGCTGCCATTTCAATAAATAGCATTCCTGGAGAGGCAGGACTAAAGTCATTATATGTTGTTGGATAATAAGTTTTAGTATAGTCTATAAGACTAGCTCTATATTCACTAAAATCTTTATTTATATATTTTATATTTCTGGAAACTATAGCCATTATTATTGTATAAATGTTATTTCAACTTGATCTGTTAAATTAGTATTAATTATACTATATGATAATGAAACATTAATTTCATTATTATCTGGGGAGGAAAGAATTTCTAGATTTTCAATTTTTATATTATTAAAATAAAGATTTAATAAATTTTGAATATCATTTTTAAGAAAATCTAAATTTCCTTGTACTATTTGTTCAAAAATAAAAGCTCGTAAATTAGCTCCGAAATTATTATTTAAATACCTTTCTGATTTATTAGTTAAGAAAAAATTTAATAAATTATTTCTAATAGCATCTTTGGTAGTATATGTGGTGAAAAATACAGCAGGAGCATTAAAAGGAATAGCTATTCCTATCCCAGTTCCTGGTCTAGTATCTAAAGGAGGAATTTGTTTTGCTCCGAAAGCCATTATTTTTTATTTATTAAATTCATAATTTGATCTAAACCTAATTGTCCTTGTGGTAAAGAACTACCCTCAGACATAGTATTTACAGGACCACTTACTTTAAAATCTCCAGTAAATCCATTTTCAGGACCTTGAGCCATATTATTTAATATATCCATATATGACTGTTTAGTATTTATTGGAGATTTAGGTAAAGAATTAGTATTAAATGATAATGTTCTATCATCACTTACTTGATAAGATTCTTTAATAGGTTGTTTATTAGATTTAACTGCTTCTAATAAAATATTCTTTAATTCATCTTGGATGGCTTCTTTTACAGCCTCTTTAATAAGTTTTTTTAACGCGTCAGTTTTCATATCTATTATAAATATTAAAATTAGTAAGCTTTTAAATCACTTGAGTCAATAATTAATTTTATTTGGTTAATTAAAGTTTGATCATCTGTTGTAAATGATAATGGTGTTGATAATAAAATTATGTCTTGGTTATTTTTAGCTACGGCTTTTCTTCTATTTACTGTGGGAGAGTATGGTTCTTCTATTATCTCTAATGTAAATCCTTGATAAATATTATCGGAAGTATTCTGGAGTTCGGTGTATTGTTGATTTATATTGTTGATATAATTATTAGTAGCTGTTAATGATAAGGATGAAATACCACAGTTTGTTAGGTATTGGTCTATACTTTTTATTAAATTTAAAAGTTTAGATATAGTATTATTAGCATAATCAGTAGCTGTGGAGATAGAGGTTATTTTATTTGTAGTTTGAGTGATTATAGGAGGTAAAGTATTATTAACTAAATTATCAGCTACATTTAAACCTACAATTAATTGTCCAGGAATTGGAATAGTGGGAGGGACAGCAGTTATAGCGATTTTAGTTGTATTAACTGCTGTTTTAGCTATATTTAAACTAGTTTTAGTTGTATTTAAAATTGGAGTTAAAGTATCAGTAATTTTACTTAATGATTCAATTATTTTAGCAGTTGAATTTAATTTATTAACTAAATTATTTCTTAAATTTAAAATACTTTGAAGTTCATCTTGAGGTAAACATGATGGAAACTCAGGAGGAAGAGTTGTTTTAATACCTGTTTTTTGAATTATTTCAGATACAGAAGGGATAGATTGTTGAATTAATTTTTCAACACTATTGATTATTAAACTAGGTATTTTAGTATCACTCATTTATTTTATTTGATTTAATAAATCTGTAGTTTTTTGAGCAACATCTTTTTTAAATTGATCTTTTTTAGTTGCTAAATTAATTTCACTTGGGGATGGTGTAGGAGTAGGAGTATATGCTAATCCTAGTCTTCCCCATTGAGACCATGTTCTATTAGGATCTTTTTCTTTATAAAATAATACATCTTTATGTATTGATGGTTTATATATTTCTATAGCATCAATTGTGCTAGTAATTTTAGGGGATTGTAATGGAGAGATAATATTTTCATTTTTGATTGATTGATTAAAAGCTGAACTTTTTATAACAAATTTTTTATCACCCCATGATACTGGGAGATATCCATAATCTGGTGTTTGATTTCTTAAAGTTACATACTTTCCATCTCTAAATACATCTACTTTATTTTCCCAAATTATAGGAGTTGGGTATAGAAGTTTAAAAGTTTGAGTTCCTAATCTACCATCAATAACTACATTTGAATCTTTAATTTGGTGATATTCTTGTACTTGTTTTATAACATCTTTTGTTATATTACTACTTGATGGAACTTTGTTATTCCATTCATCAATAAGAGATTGTAATTCAGTATCAGAATCATTAGCGTTCCATTTTGGATCAAAAATATCTATTTTTGGTCTTATAAAATCTAAAATAAAATTATTCCATCTGTCTGTATATAAAAAAGCATTTTTTATATTAAAAGGAGTTACTATATCTAAAGGATTAATATTAAGAGTAATACTAAATAAAAGATCAGTACCATCTTCTCCATAACGATAGTTTCTAGTACCATCTTTATTATTTCTACAAGGTAAACACTTATCTGGCATCTTTGTAATATTTATAAAGTAAAATTACGTTTTGAAGTTATCGTACAATTTTCTTTAGAAGTTCCTAATTGTTTTTCTAAACTATTTAATATTGTAAGAATTTTTGTAGTAGGAACTAAAAGAGTAGGAAATGTAGCTGGGGTAAAAGGAGCTACAGGAGCAGAGGTTAATGTTTGTAAAGTATTAGTTAATTCTTTAACAGAAGAAGTTAAATCTCTTAATAGTTGAGCAGTTGTGTCTCCTAATAATAGTGGCTCAGTAGCTAAATCTTCTTTTCCTAAAAAGATTTTATCCGCTTGAGTGATAAATTTTTTAGTATCTATATTAACTGATTCTTGAGAATTTAAATTTATAGATTTAGCAGAACTTAATAATATATGATCAATATATGAATTAAAAACTAGTCTGCCTGAGTCTAGGATAATTTGAGGACCTGAGAATTGATCTGGGGTGGTGGGAGGATTAGTGTAACTAGTATAATTTATGCTAGAGGCTTTTAAGGGTATATTTTGTGTACTAGTTAAATATACTGAGGATTCATTATTATTTATGTTTTCTATAATAGGGATCCATCCTTCTTCTGTTTGATTTCCTTGACCATTTCTAATAATTATAAGAGGATCTCCATCTTGGCCAGTTTTAGACCAATTATTAGAAGTATTTTTAACTGTACTTCCTAAACGGATTGAATTTCCCCATCTTCCCTCATTTATTACATCTCCTTCAAAAGGTAGTAAAGGATGAATATTAGCTTTTTCTTTAAAAGTTTTACCTAAATAAATTTTAGTTGATTCATTAGAGATTACACTAACATTACCTATTTGAGTTTGGTCATAGGTTTTATTTTGAGGGGGTGGAGGATTATATATCTTAAATGATGCTGCGTTATGGTGAGGATGATTCCAAACACCTATTTTAGAAGTATAATATTTCTTAGTTACACCACTAATTATTTTTAATCCTTCTTCAAATAAATTAGCTCCAGAATCAAAAGCAGATTGAATTAAAACTATTTCATTAATTAATGGAAAAATTTTTATATTAGAATCTAAAGGATAAGCTACAGGATAATTATTACTATAACTAGGTTCATTAACTAAATCATACTCAATTGCTCCTAAAGCTTTCCATCCTCCTAAAATATTAAATTTAGGATGAGTTTCATCTAAAACAATACTTATAACTCGAGCTGAGTTAGTGGATGATAGATTATTATCTTTAGATGTTTTAGAGGAGTTTAAATTTGAATTTAAAGATGAATATCCGAAATCACTCCTGCTCATTTTTATTTAGATTTAGATTATCTTGGATTTTATTTATTTCACCTAATAGTTGAGCTTTTTCTTCATCAGAAATTATAAACCCATCACCACCACTACTATTTTCATTAGCTAAACATCTTTGAATAATAGTAGCCATTTTAATAAGTTGTTCATCATTTTTAACACCTATTTCAAGATATTCTTTGATTAAAGGAACAATTAAAGTAGCATCACCTATATCTCCAATTAAAGGTTTTAATTCTTCAATTAGAGAAGATATTTGTTTTTCTTTTTTCTTTTGATTAGTATATATTTCTTGGAATAAATCTTTTAATTTTTTACCACCAAATATATCTGATTCTAGATTACTCATGAGTATATATTTGTTATAAATACGGAATCTATTGGAATTTTATATATCCGTTTTCTAGATAAAAGAGGTAACCTTGTTTATATATGATATATAATTTATCTGCTATTTTAGTTATTTTAGGTGTTTTAGCATCTATCATTTCTCTTATATAAATATATAATGCTTTTTTATTAAAAACTTCTAAACTATCTCGTTTACGAAATAATTCAAGAATAGCATCAGCTATTTTAGCATCATTTTCTTTAGGAAAAAGAGTATAAATATTTGTAGTACAATGTTCTATATATAAATCTGTGAAAAAAGAAATTTTATCATTATGAGATAATCTATCACTAGGAGAATTATTTTCTTCTATTGTATAAGAATGATTATTATCTTCTTCTAAGGACATAATTGGAACAGAATTAACTCTTTTTTTATAATTTTTTTCATTATATAGAATTAACCACCGTTTTACAATTGTACCAAAATAAGAATATGCTTTAGTCCCTTTAGAAGGATCAAACAAATGTATCTTACTAAGTAAGAAAGTTATAATCTCGTGTTGTAAATCTTCTATATTTTCAACCTCAGTATAATAAAATTTAAAAGTATGAATAATATTCTGAGTTAATTTGAAGAAAGCATAATGAATTCTATCATTGTAAATTTTACTTTTTTCAGCAGAATCAATACTTAAATTATATGTGACTATAGCGTCCTCAGTATCTTGGGTAAAATAATTTTTGCTCATAAAATGTTATTTAATTTTAAAATTATTTAACTGCTCTTGAAGATACTTTAATTGTTGAAAAAAGAATCCTATTTCATCATCACTATCAAATGTTCCTTTACGGTCAATTTCTTTAAGTTTATTATTAGAAAAATCAATAGTATTAGATAAATTAACCATATAGTTCTCATATGATTTAATAATATCCTCACATTTTTCATTCTTTTTAAGTAAATTATAGTTAGTATAAACTAATAATACTATAATAACTGAAAGTACAGATATAATTGCTGCTATCATAATTTAAATGGAAAAAGGCTGTAATTCTTATTACAACCTTTATTATTATTTTTATATATTAATCTTTAAAAAAATCATTCATTACATTTTTTAAACCTTCACTTTTTATATTATTTAATGCTTTAGTTTTAGTAGGAGTTTTTTTAGTAGTAGTTGTTGTTTTATTATTTACATTCAATGTAAAATCCTTCTTCTGAGATTCCAAATTACCTTTAAATTTTGGAAACCATTCCTGTTCAAACTCAATTCTAGCAGCCATTAAATCAGCTTGATGAATAATAAAAATAAGTGAAGTACGTGGTTTTGTTTCTGGCATCCAAGACATTAAATATGGTTTATTAGCATCATCATACAACCCATCATGTAACTTAATAGCTAACATTTCATTTTTAGTATATGAAATACCATGTTTATTAAGTAAATATAAACCACGGTCTGGAACTGACATAAACTCTAATTTATCATTGAATTTATAATCTTCTCCTAATTTTTCTTTACGCCATTGATCAGTTTGAGGGATATATGCTTCATTTTCTTCATCACCCATTTTACCTAAATCATGATTTAAAGCTGAGAATACTAATTCTTCTTTAGTATAAGTAGAAGCGTCTACTCCCATCTCAACCCAAATATCATTTAATTTAAGAGCGCAATCAACTACACGCAATACATGATCTACATACCCTCCTGGAAATGCATTGTGATACTCTTTTTTATGAGCAGCTGGCATTAACATAATACGTTCTGAATATTTAGAATAAAAATCTAATAATTGAGAACGACGAGGTTCTGAGATATAAGATTTGATTGTTTCTTCAAAATCAATCCAATTCTGTTGAATTTGTTCTGCTGATAACATATTAGTTTAGATTATTAAGTTCACTACCTGAGATAGGTTCTGATTCAATATATGTTCTAAGTTGATCTAGTTGTTCACGAAGTGATTCCACTTGTTCATAACACGCTTGGCGATCTCCCTGATTTAAAAGTAGAATCATTTTATTTAAATTAGAATCGATACTATCGATTTTTCGAAGTGTTGCTTCTCTGTTTCTCATATTATTTATTTTAGTTTATTCCTTATCCCCGTTTTACTCATTCGCGCGTTTACTCGTTTCCTTATCCTCACGTTTCTCATTTCCTCAAAACCCGTAGAGACAATATACGTTAAAAAAAGCTAGAGGCCAAGCTAGTCTAAAAACTCTTTAGTTTTACTTTCAATACTCTTCAAAAGAGCACATTTTTCATATTCTTCAAACGCTTCAAAAAATAAAATAGCAGCTTGTAGATTATCAATTAATTCCTTACTAGCCTTTATTTTAAGGCAATCAATATGAAGTGGTTTAGATAAATCAAAAGGTTTAATATACTCCCAAGCCTTTCTAAACATTAATTCCTCTCCAGCTTTTTCTAATTCCTCAATATTCAAATCAGGAGAAATATTTTGAAAAGTTTTAACAGTAAATTTCTTAAAAAATAATTGATTACTAATTAATTTACTAAATCCACCAATCCAGTAAAGCGGATGATCAGAAAAATCTATTAATAATGATGTATCATCATTAAACTGATTTTCATCATTATCATTGAATAAGTTAAATATGTTATCCAAGTTCATTGTATAGAGAAATTGCCTCACATTAATAAATATGAGGCAATACTACTAAATTTTAATTTCTAATTATTGAGATACAATAGTTGTATCAGTATTATTAGTTACACTAATAACAGAAGTTGTATCTGTTTTTGTTGTATCAACAGTAGTGACAGCAGTAGTGTCAGTGGTTGCTATCTCTTCAGTTGTAGTTGTTGATGTACATGAAGCGAACATTGCGACAGCGGCAAATAAAATAAATACTTTTTTCATTTTTGGTTTATTATTAGTTAATATTAATATACAATAAATATATAAAATAAAATTCTAAAAGCCAAATTATTCATACTTTGGAGGTAAAACTACTTTATACATTAATGAATGACCTATTTGTCTTGTGATATTATATATAATAGCATCTCTAACAATATGTTTAAATTTACCTGAGTTACCAGGATAAGTAACTATAGAGAAGGAAGTAAATTGGTTAGAGAACATATTGAAAAAATGTGGCGCATCAGTAGTCCAAACAAGTACATTCTTAGAACCCCAATAAGCAGCAGACATATCATTAGGATAGTCCTTATATTTATTTTCCCAACTTTCTCTACCATTCCACCAATTATTAGCATTCCACATATGGAACATAGAAGCATCTCTTACACCATCAGAAGCACCAGCTAAAAAAATAAACGTTAAAGACGTTTTATGTTCTTTTAAAGAGAATTTTTGAGTATAAGCAAATAAAGGTGCAACAACTAATAAAGCAGTTGTTATAACAGTTTTAATTAATTTTCCCATTATTTTTAAAATCAATAAGATCGTTCACAAGATGTTCAAGTGCTTCAATACGCTCCTCTAGCACCTTAATTTTTTTCTCAGATATAAAATAATCTAAAAGAAAACCTGCTATAAAGGCTAAAACAATATAAATTCCTATCTCCATACGTATATACTTATTTACGTTTAAAATTCTTAACATTAACTATTTCACTCATAGAATGCTCATATGTAGGATCCACAGGACGCTTCTTAGGTTTAAATTTCATAAACGCGAGCCATTCCTTAACGGCTTGAACTGTTTGACGTGCACTATTTTTTGACATGATTGATAGATTTATTAAATTGATATAAAGTTACAAATACAAATAATAATCGTAATATCCATCCCCAATTCATTATGTTTAAATCCCATTTAATAAATGAGAAAATTAAATAATAAATGAAGATAGTTAAAATTGATGTTATGATGTTTTCTTTCATACGGGTATAATATAATAATAAGGTTTCTGAAATCCAAATATAAATATATAGATTGTCGATGTAAAAAAATTTTAAGTTTTTTAAAGGTGGGAAAAGTAGGGATTTACCAAAAGGGGTTAATCTGAAATTATATTTATGATTGTACATTTTCAATCCCACAAGTGAGAGAAGTTAGCTACCCAATGGGTGGCTTTTTCTCTAGTGTTAGGTTTCATATATAAATATATACAATCGCGCCCTAAAAGATTGTATAAGATCTGAAAGCGCGTCCATTCCCCTTGTTCCGGACACGTACCGTTATATGGATAATAACGCGCGTGGTATATATCACGTAGAATATATGTACGTACGTACACACACAGGGATACAGGAGTAGGACCCTTACGGGTCCCACACCTTACTAATTCACAATTCTAATTACTTTGCAGTCTCAACCGCTTTGGCAGCCTTAGCGGCTAACTCAACTTGACGCTTACTATTCATATTAACCGGGCGTCCACGCTTCAATTCTCCTCCATTAGCTACTTTATCGGCTCTCTTGGCTAATGTTTCTTGGCGCTTCGAACCCGCAACAGTCGGCCTACCTCTCTTACATACTCCAGCTGCTCGTTTAGCCTCTAATTCAGCGATTCGTTGTTGGCGCTTACTTGATCCATTAACTGGTCGGCCCAATTTCTTTACTTCGTTGTTAATCACTTCTACAACTACTACTTCGGTGGTGGTGTTTTTCTTGTTTTTCATGTTTTTGTTTTTTTTAGTTATTATTATTTATTTTTCTTATACTTAAATATACTATATTGTTTCTGGTGTGCCTAATTAATCTTATTCTGCTTTTTTATTTACTTATTTTCACTTAATTAATTTAACATTCTAAATATACGGTGCTGTACCTTATGAGCCTAACTCATATTAGCCATTTGTTCTTTATATCGATTTAATATTTCTTCTAATTGTACAGCTATCTTATCCGCACTACCACTAACTCCAAAATACCATTTCACATCACTAATTTTAAAGTAGCGGTGCGGTTTGAGGCCTTTCGAATAAAGCTTACAGTCGCGAATAGAAATTATTAGATTCCAAATAGCTTTAGGCATAACGCCTCCACCTACATTGATGGTTTTTTCCAAATCGATTTCAAATTGTGTCATGTGTTTATGTTTTAAATTTAACATTCTAAATATATGGTGTGTTATTTTGTTAGCCTATTACTTAACCTCAATTACCAACGTACCTGTTACTTCTACTAATTTGCCGGTGGCTGTGTCTTCAAAATACCAACCATCTGATTTCTCCGAATTTGATACTGATCCTGTTGATTCCCACTGTTTAATTATTTTTCCATCACAACCATACATTGTTATGATATGTGGTTTTCCTAATGAACTAAACTGTGCTGTTTCACTATCCTTACATGATATAAGCATCCCGATTGTCGCTAGTACTACAATTAGTTTTTTCATGTTTTTGTTTTTTTTAGTTTTAATTATTTATTACAAGTTAAATATATGATGTGGTGTTTTATAAGCCTAATCATTTTCCTTAAATTTATCTTGCATCGCTACAGCGTAATTATGAATCAATATTGAGTCAGCTTTGGTTTCATCACTCGCCCAATTCATAACATATATTTCGTGATACGAACGATGGTAATCAATTGAATCGTCTGCTTTGGAATCGGGTTTAGTAAATGTCACATACGAGCCATCGTTGTCGTCAGACATATCATAACCTAATGATTCGGCATACAAATACACTGCTTTGTTAATTGCGGATCTAATTTCTTTTTTTGTCATGTGTTATTATTTTTAAGTGCAAGTTAAATATACGACCACGCGTTTTGTTTTCCTATTAAAAACGCAGATAAGCGTTTTAGAAAAATAGGAGGCGCCACCACAACGCCTCCTAAAACACACACATGATAAACACTGCCTCGACAAGGAGTAGTCAGGACAGGATTCGAACCTGATTTAGGGCTTACGACCTATGATATTCTATTTACGACAACACCATGTCGCCACCTGACTATTTGTACTCGGGGCGGGAATCGAACCCGCACTCTCTTTTAGGGGAACAAGATTTTAAGTCTTGCGTGTCTACCTATTCCACCACCCGAGCATACTCTAATTCATATACAATTCAAAATAACCTAACCTATAACTCCAAAACTGTTGTGTGGTGTGATGAATGATGTGTTTCATGTTTTTTTTTATTTGAAAGAAATATATGTTAAAAACTTTTGTAAGCCAAATTTTACTTTGAAATTTCTTTTTTCATATTTTCCCATTTTTCAATCCAAGCTGAATTAGGATCTAGTTTTGTAAATTCATCAATCATTAGTTGAAGGAACCTTAACCTAGTTTTGGTATCAATTCTTTCATCAGTTGAAGTTGCTTCAAGGTGTCCTGCAATTCTTGCTAATGTACACCCTAATGTAAATGAGTCATTATTGGTAAATCCCATGGTGTTTTTGTTTTAATTATTATACTTAAATATATGATTGAAATTTCAGTTAGCCAAATTAATGTATATCCTTATATCTCTACTTTTGAGGTGAAAGGCTTGGGGGCGCAGGCGAAAGGGGTTACCATTCCACAACTCTCACCTACCACATTCACCCCCATCCTTGTCATATACACATAAACACACACAATAACTTATGACATAACCATTTTTACTTGTCACCTATCTTCCTAATATCTCTTTAATTTCACTCGTTTTTCTTATCGCCTCTAACTTCTGTTCATACGTCATTCTATTTTGTATCTCATTTGGGTATGGTGCGTCTCCATAGTACCATTGTATCCACATTACCAAATAATCTTGAACCATCGTGTTATCTTTTTTTATTTGAAGTAAATATATGATTGAAGGTTTTATTTGCCCCACATTTTTCTTCCCTGTTGTAATTTCCATTGTAAATCATTCCCGTCCTTAGCTTGTGATACTAACGTGATCATATTTGCTACAAAAATTGTATCACAATATCCTATCACATCATCATACTCCTCTAGTGGAACAAGATTACCACTATCGTTCTCGTCCCACACTGCTATTTCTGCTGTGGTTGAGTTTATTATGTTTGTTTTTAGATCTTCATACGGGTCGGATAATGACCTGTTAAGATTTTTTCTGTCACAATAATTTCCTGTTCCCCATTGAACACTTATTGTTAGTCCGTTTGGGAATGTCATTTGGTATCCGTGGTTGGTGGTTGATTTGAACATGTGTGTTTATTATTTTTAATTATTATGAACTGAATATACTATCTGTTTCTCCGTATTCCTATTTACTGGATTAAGCTTTTGCTTTTTAGAATGGTGTGTAAGATAGTAATACTACTTTATCGGTTTGATACGTTATTCCATTCCACGATACTTCTATGTCATTTAAGCCGTCACTAGGTTCTGCTTTGCTTTTGAGAGCAAATACGTGTACAAATGATGGTTTGGTTCGTTTATTAAACTTTTTGAAATTCTTAGTTGCTTCTTGTAGTGATGAGCCTTTTCCCCATCCACCCATTCCACCTTGAACCACATATAACAGTTGTAATCCGTTTGGATAAAATTCTAATGTTGCTTTTTCCATTTCTTTTTTATTTGAATATACAATGTTAAAATTTGGAAGCCTATTATTGAATTACCCTCTTTCTAACTCTACTATATCACTTTCGGGCCATATCCCACCCACTGCTTTTTCAATCGCAACTAGATAATTCCATGCTTCATCAGGTATTTTGTGTAATTGCCTTGTTTCGTCCAAATAATTTGAAAATGCACTGATATTTTCCCTAATGGTTTCTAAGCGTTTTTCGTGTGTCATATCTTTTTATTTGAATATATGGTGTTAAATTTTAGAGGCCAAGTGATCTTTTCTCAATTGATTTTCAAGTTCACTTTTATCATCAAGTATACCATCAATGTCTTGCCACTTCGCAGTCATAAGTAACTGTTTCAACATTTGATGTTCCATTCCGACTTGTTCAATGAACCATTGCATTGTTTCCCCGTCCACTTCCATTTCTTTGAATTGTTCAATGATAGGATAAAGTACGATATGAGTTGTTGATTCGTGAGTCATGTGTTTTATGCTTTAAATTTGATATACAATGATTGTGCTTCGTTGAAGTTAGTATACACTAGGTTCTCGAAACAGAAGCTACCGGTTTTACTAAACACTGCTTTCACTTCATCGTTCCATGTTGTTTTTTGGAACTTCAATTTGTTGTCAATACTATTCAAGTTTTGAATCAGTTTGGTGCGAATTTCTTTTTTGATTTTCATGTGTGTGTTTTTTAAATTTAACAAAGTAAATATAAGTTACTAAATCTTGTAAGCCTATTCTTTAATTAAATTATTCATTCACAAAACCAATTGAATCCATATTGGTATACTCACTCATACCCCCACCTTGTGGTACATTCACTAGCGCTAATGTTGTAACCATAAATCGATAAGCACTGATGTAGGCTGCTTTACTTGTTTTAGTCATTCGTGTAAATGAAGCGGTAGTCATAAACGTTTCCATTTCCTCTATTTTCATACTAACTTCGAGGATATGTGCCATCCCTGTTCCGGGTATGATCATTGGCATTTCTTCTTCAACCTTTGGTTTACGAGTACGTTTTGGTTTATCTTGTTCCCAACTAAATTTAAATCCGATCTTGTTCATGGTGTGTGTTTTTAAATTATTATGAGTTAAATATAAGTTAATGTACTTTGAAAGCCTATTAATATGCTCTCATTACTTCACTTAAAGGCACATTGTACCCGGTGTGATCAATTGTTGGTTCAAATTCACCTGTGTCCTTATCCATTATGAATTCAATATCCAACCAATCCGTTTCACTATCTTCAATTACTAATTTAACCTGTTCGCCGCAATCGGAGAGTATCACTCCATAACCACAATTATTTGACCATTGATAGTACCCGTGAATTTTCTTGTCCATAGTGTGTGTTTTTTAAATTAACAAGTTAAATATACTATACTAAACTTTAGATGCCTAAATGATCTTCATCCTCTGCTCCTGTGTGAAAATAACCCATGAATATATCTGCTATGTCCTCTAGTACTCTACTTTTAAATGCACTACGTTCTCCAAATGCTTCTTCAAACCTTTCATCTAGTAACACGTCATAATTGATTCCCATATCTTTATGAAAGTCTCTAAATTTCTTCCAATTTTCATAACCATTAATAGGTACTCCATTAAATGTAATTTCAAGTGTGTCTACATATTCAATTTCTAAACCTGGATCTGGTTTGAGTAGTCCTACCACCCATACTTGTGCTACCAATGTTGCTTTCAGATCACCTACATTTACTTCATGCTCATAATTGAGCATCATCATTTCATTAGTTCTTTTCATGTGTTTTATGTTTTAGTTTATTAATTAGTGTTTCTATATAAAACTTAATAAATACTGTTCCGGTCATTATTACTACAAATATCATAATTAACCCATCAATAATCCAATCTATTATCTTTTTCATTTGCAGTAAATATAAGTTTAAGAATTTTGAAGACCTAATTCTGTATTCAATTTTCTCCAATCTCTATAATCACGAATGATTGCTGCTGATTCATAATCTTCATCATCAACCATGTAACCTTCAATCATGGATAGCAACTTATCAAAGTCACCATTGCAATGATCATCCATAATAATTTGTAGTGCGTACTTGTACTCATCAGAAAGTGGTGCGTTAGCAATTTCCGGGTGCCAAAAATAAGGTGTGTCTTCCATGTGTTTATATTTTTAAATTAACAAAGTAAATATAAGTTCAAAGATCTAGTAAGCCTATAGTAAACTTATTTCTATAACCTCTTGAATACGGCCAATAATAATTGGATCATCAACAACAAAACCATCCTTATCACCACACTGCCATTCAATTACTTCACCATTACTTGCATTCATCCATTCAATGTAATAATAAGTTGTTCCATCATCTTCCCTTACTTCCCATTCTAGTTTCATTACAGCCGGGATTGTATTTGTTAGTGTTGCTTCCATTATGTGAGTATTATTATTAATTTAAGTGTTAGAAATATAACAAATAGAATTTCGTAGGTCCAAGTATTAAAAAATGATTTCACGTCCATTGCTGCCCCAGCACCTCCATTTGCCATTATCATAAACATAATGATATTCTGTCCAATTACCTGATTGAGTCAATTCAGTAATGTCACTAACTATTCTTGCTTCAGTATCTGATTCATCTCTATCACGTTTATAGGAACAGACCCATTTATTTTCAACTCGTAAATCATGGTTATTAAAATCATGTTTCTCTCCTATTTCTTCATTCAGAGAACTAATGTCACCTAACTCAAGCAAAGCATCTATTTTTGCTTCATCAGTGTAGTGATTTTTGAGAATTTCTCCATTGTATTCCGGATATCCATCCCAGTGACAATAAATGTACTTGATTGTTCCGTCTGATTGTTTTTTTCCGATGTGTGATCTAGTTGCCATGTGTTTTTTTGTTTTATTTGTTTTCTGTTTGATATACTTTTAAACATTCAGGACACCCAATATGTTCTACTCCTTCAATTCGGGCCCAATTACTTGCTAGCGCTGGTGTGCCACATAGGTTTCCTGTTCCTGATTTGTAAATGTGAGCTGTGTTGCTCCACACATTACCTTTGTTTCCATAAATGGAATAATCTGATTTTAGATCTTTTGTGTTCATGTGTTTATCTTTTTTAACAGTTTAAATATAAGTTAATAGATTTTGAAGACCTATTCTTCTTCTTCTAATTCCTCATCTACAAACAACTCAGGATCATATTCATCAAGAATATCTTGACATACCTTAATCATAAGTTCTCGATAGCGATGTTCAGAATCACTTAGATCATTATTAATACTGCGATAACAATCTAATAAATCACGGTAGGTATTTTCAAACCTACAATAGCCCATGTTTGCCATAACTTTTATTTTTATTTGAATATAAGTTCAAAAATCTAGTAAGCCTATTCTTTTCCTTCAGCCAAATAATTAGCTAAATCATCATAGTACGATACTATCTCATCATGAGCACTATCACTCAACACATCTCCTTCTACCAAGTCTCTAACTATTTCACGAATATATAAAAGCGCGTTGTAGTTTTGATCTTCAAATGGTTCACCGTTAAACGAATCACTAAATTGATCTGCCACAGCCCAACCACGTTGAGAGTTGATATATGACCTAACTAAATCTTCTGTTGATATTCTCATAACCTTTATTTTTATTTAAATATAAATTAAAAAACTCTAAAAGCCTTACTTTACAAATAACTTTTTACTATCAACATTGTACACACCACCTCTCACTGCGGCTGAGACTGCGTTTAGTAATGCTTCATTAGTTTTATACTCATATGTGTTGTCAGGTAATGATGGTCCTCTCCAACCACACTGCGTATTACTAATGGAAAACCCAATACCACTATTATTACTTGTTAATGAGTAATTAACAGTTCCTTCTTCTCTATCAGTGAATACTTTTAGTACTTTTTTGTTTCCGAATCCATCGGATACATCTAGTTTTGCAATCAATTGTTTCATGTGTTTATCTTTTTAAGTGCAAATTAAATATAAATTTAAAGAAAAAGGAGGCCTACTCTTTGACCTCCTTATAAATTGTATCAATCAAATCACTCAATTCATCTGCATCTGGCTCATCCATACCCATCACAATTTCACTAGCCAAAGCACTACTATCAACAACCACAGAAATTGTATTTCCATCAAGACTCAATTCACAAACATCCTCATCAAAACTCATATCTGATATGTTGTCTTCAACCCTAGATATAAACTGCTGGTGCATATCAAGAACAAAATGAGTTAGTTCTGTTCTAGTAAATGTGAACTCACCATTTTCAATTTCATCATTCATGTCTGTTTCATCTTCCATTTTATCCATTTCACTTTGCAATTCATCCATTTGTGCTTGCATTTCAGCCATTTTGGCTTTCATTTCTTCGAGTTTATTTTTCATGTTTTTTTATTTTTGTTTAAATATAAATTTAAGAATCTAGAAGGCCCATCAATCAGAAAAATGAAATGAGTACATAAAATTCTCTTCATAATCATCCACATCAGCCATTTCCCTTAGCATATCGGCTGTGACACTGTTGTAAAATTCCTCACCACGACCAACCACATCAGCAGTCAAATCACTCCAACCATCATCACTACAATCAAAACCACCACCACCATCATTACCTAACCAAGCGGCTTCAAATTTATTAGCTAGTTCTGCTTGTTTCTGCCTAGCAAATTCCTCTAATTGATTGAAAATGTCTTCATCTAATTCAGACCATTCATTTCCAATTCGATCATAGTCGTGATCTACTTTCCAAGTAGCATCTTCAATTAATCTCCAAAGTTCTTTTTCTGTTAGTTTTGTCATGTGCTTCTTTTTAACAAGTTAAATATAAGTTTAAAAACCTTAAAAGCCTAACTTAAGAACTTGCTGTACAAGTTGATTTAACTACTCCAGTGTGGTTCTTTAATGTGTAAGTCATTATTGTACCTTGTGGTCCACCACAAACATTTATCACACAGTTACTCATAATAAATGAATGTCCATTCAAGTTACCTGTGATGCGAATATCCTCACCCTGAAACGTTGCCCAAAAATACATCACAGTGAAATTATACTGCGGTGTTTGATAACGAAATGTCCTACCTATGGGTTCATCATTAAAACCCAACAACGTTTGAACCCGATACGGGTGTAAATTAGTTACACTAATGTTGTTATACGTTGTTGAGAAATCAAGTGTCCAATCAAGTGAGTCCCGTTGTTGTAGAGGCATTTGCCTCAGTTCACTTTCATTTACAAGTGGTTCCTTTTCACACGACATCATTGCCAGTGCCATTGATACTAATACAAATGCTTTTTTCATAACCTTTATTTTTAATTTTAAATGAATATACAATCGATTTTCTTGGGAGCCTATATTCGTATATACAAATATAAGTAGGGTGGGGTTGGGGTGGTATGGAGCAAGCTTTTTTTAATGAAATGGCTCCATAACTATATCCCTTATTTCCTCAAGATCGTGTTTTGTTTTGATAGCTATTTTATTAACAGTAATATTAATGCGGCGTTTGAAACAAGTAAATGTACGCTTCATTTGCCTAACATCCTCGGGCACTTCCGATGTTGTTATGAACCTAATTACTTTTGGTTTGATTACTTTATGTTCTTTACATAATGTGAACCACAAGCTAAAGTTATGTGAGTTGTAACCAATCCATTGTTTGTTTTTTAAATCAAAGAATGCTAATTTACGAGTTATACCAGACAGATCCTCTTCTACCGATGCTAGAATTGTATTTTCATCTATTCGTTTTAAAATAACTCGTTCTGTGTCCGTTAAATGAATTTTGGTTTCTGTTTCTAAATGTAAATTTTCTTTCTTATTCATAGGTTTCGTTGTAGTATTGTTCAAATGTCTGCCAATTTTCTTCTGCTATACCCTTACCTTCAAATCTTCCTACTTGATGTGCGGTGTACCAACACTCTTGTTTCTGCTCCTTCTCCATCTGCTTGGCTTGGTCTTCCAATTCTTGAATTGTTTTGTATGGATATTTTTCAAGATTTTTAATGTAATCAACTATCCATTCAACTGCGGTTTGTTTCTTTTCCATATCTGTTTTGTTTTTAAATTAACGCCAATGATCATAATCATCAAAATGAACATCATTATCATAATCATCATAATCATCAAAGTCAAAACTCATTTCTTCAGGTCGAGCTGTTTCTTCGCAATTACTCAATATAACATCTAACAAGTGATCATAATCATTACTCATTGCATCATCAAGTACTTCTTTGATTTCATTATCAGTCCATCCTGCTTTTTCAGCTGCTACTCGAAACGCTCCCATTATAGCAAATGCGTTTCCACTTTTAATTACATTAGTTAGTTCTACTTTCTGTTTCATGTGTTTATAGTTTTTCGATTATGTTATCAATTAATACTTTCACTCCGTTTGAGCGATTTGGGAATAGTATTGATACTACTTCTCTTTTTTCTTTAGGTCCAAATCCTGATACTTGTTTGATTGTACCTATTATTGCTCCATTTTCAAATCCAACTTTGACTGTGTCACCAACATAAGCTACTTGACCTGATCTTAGTGTAACACACCATTGTGCTCTGTCATAGTCATAGTTGAATGCTTCATTTGAGTGTCTTGTGCTTATCATAACCTTTTTATTTGAAGTAAATATAAGTTTAAAGGTTTAGAGGGCCTAATTAAAAGGCCCTCTTAATAAAGTTAAATAACTCCATTGTTACAGCTACTAATACTGCTCCAATTACCATACATGCTACTACTTTTGCAATAATCATTGATACAACCATTTTGTTTTTGTTTTAATTAGTTTGGTGGGCCATCCTGGATTCGAACCAAGCACCTTCGCTTTATGAGAGCGTCGCTCTAACCTACTGAGCTAAAAGCCCATTTTACTTTTTAACAAATTGAATATACAATCAAAGATTTTGAAAGCCTAAACATTATCTTCATCAAATCCTCCAAAGATATCTTTCCATTCATCTTCGGTTATACCTGTCATTAAAAATTCTCGTTCTGAAGGTGTTAGGTTTGGGAACGCATTTTGTATCAAAACACCTTCTTCATATTTCATTATTTGCTCATCTGTAATATCCAGTTCTACTTCACGAGTAATACCTGTGGCTTGAGATGTTCTAGTTACTTTCATTTTGAAACAGTTATATCGTTTAAACACATTGCATGACTCCACATACCCGAATCTTCATATAAACTCATAAGTAATTCTATATCATGTTTAGATGTAATCATGTCATGAACTACTTTGTTAAGCAATTCTTTACCATAAGTGTTAGCTATTGATTCAAAGTATTCACTTTCAGTTAGATACTGTTCAATAGCGTGTTTTGTTTCTTCAGTCATCTGTTTTGCCATTACGTTGTTTTCTTTTATATAGTTTCTTATTTGGAACCACTTTCTGAGTAGTTCTAACTTGTTGGATTTGTAAATCCCAGCGTGTGTTGCCTGTTGTGTTTTGTGCTTTCATAACAGTAATAAATATAAGATTGCTTATTTTGAGAGCCTAAGCTAAGTTTAAAGTGGATGTTCATCATCATCTCCACTATCTAACTCAACATCATCTTCATGATCATAAAATGTATCATTTACTTCTTCATACACTTCATCAAACAATTCCATTTCCATTAGCTGTAAAGCGTTTATGGCTTGTTCTCCTGAGAGATAATTATTCACAATCCAATTGAGAATAGTTTCATGTGATACTCCTTTATCAAGTAGGAGTTCTAGCATTTGGTGAGCTTGTTTTCGGTTAGTCATATAATGTTTTTTTAGTTTTCGTCTTTAAACTTATATTTTGTTTCTTCCTCTTCAAATTCTTCTTCACCAAAGAACTCATCTTCAGCTGCTAGTAGTGCATCATACGCGTCACTACCTTCCATATAATCATTAATTAAGAATTCTAACAACATTTGACTTGACAATCCATCTTCAGTAGTGAGCTTTTCAAGTAACGCTACTGCACGTTCACGATTCGATTTCATTCTGCTTCTCTTGCTTTTAAGTTACTATAAACAATTTGAGTACCTGTTAGTTGGAAATACAATTTATCACTAGTATTACCATTCCTATTCTTAGTAAATTCCATATATGAAGCACCTCCATCACGTTCAGATTCTCTCCTCATTTCCATCATAGCATCAGTCATATGTTTCAATTTATTACTACCTACAAACACTCCTGCTTTAGTAACTTGTTGAATCAACATAAACGAAGTATACTTATTTGTTTTGTTATTGCCTTTATTGTTTTGGGTACAAACATCTACTAACCACGATTCAGCAGTTTTCCTATCCCAACCCATATCAGTTCTAACATCATCAATAATCTCAGCAATACTATCAACCATAACTAGATCCCAACCCATACTAAGTACTTGTTCAACCATATCTTTAGCATTATGTTGAGCATAATCACTCACAAACAAAGTATCAACATAACCAAACTGAGGATACCTTTGAGTATACTTGAACATTTGTTTCTTACCCATCTCACCTGAAATGAATAAGCACTTACGATCAGGATTATTCAACTGAACTGATGCTAGAAAATCAAGCAACACAGTTGTTTTACCTACACCTGGATCACCTACACACATCATGTTTGAGGCGCAAGGCATTCCACCCTCATGACTGATAAGCAAGTCTAGAATTGTTCTACTTTCCATTTGCTCCATCATCCTGGAGTCAATGTTTAGATTCTTCAGCTTAGTGATTTGGCTAAAGTCAATTTGAATGTGCTTTGGTTCTGCCATTTCTTTGTTTTTAGTTGATGGACGACCTCTTTTTTTCATAACCTTTATTTTTTTTGTTTATATAAATATATGATTATAAGTCTTGAAAGCCTATCTTGTTAATTCTTCTATATTAATATTATATTCATCAAACAACTCATTTAAAATATTCAATGTTAGTTCAATACCCGGATCATACTTATCTTGATCGTTAAGGTTATCGGCTTCAGCATATACTTTACCACGAAGATTGAATCTGATATGCCAAAGCATTTGTGCCATATCAGATGCTTTAACAGCAGCCATATGTTCCATCCTATCATCGGGATCATTTAAATCAAATTCTAATATGCCTTTCATATCTTTTATTTTAACTTTCTTAATATAAGATATCCTCTTTTGTAAGCCTAAATTTTAGGACTTATTTTCATAATTTTCATTCCAATATTGATAAAACAAATCATCAATTGATTTACCCATTTTGTCCTGGGTACGCATGAAGTGGATCAGCCTAACCATATGTTCTTGTTCCATTTGAATGGCTTGGTATTTTATCTTGATCATTTCCTTGGACATTTCATTCAAGGTTATTTCATGTTGAAGATATGCTATTAGTTTATCGTCAAGGTTATCATATAACCATTTAACGGGTGTCTTATTTTGTTCCATATACTTTATTATAGTATTCCTCTACTGTTTTATAATGCAAACCAACTGCCCCATGTACCCATGAGTTAGCTATTTGGTCTTTTTCCATTTTCTTAGCTTGTTGTAATATAGCATACCACTCAAATTTATCTTGTGGTGTGTCCATTAGGCGCTCAAATAACCATTCAGTTGCTGTTTGTTTCTTTTCCATCTATTTGTACCATTTCGTTAGTGTTAATAATATTGTTATCACTTACCTTACTTCCATAAGTTAATAATAGATATTCAGCAGTTAATCCTGTTGCTCTACTTTTCTCAACTATATCTATTATCTGTTGCTTCTCCCTTTCTATAGCTTGTTCTTGAATGTGAACAGGAATAAATTCCATATTCTTATGAATTTCTTCTATCAACCATTCTACTGCTGTTTGTTTCTTTTCCATAGGTTTTATTTTTAAATTTTAAAAAATAGGCCGGTGTCACACATCACCGGCCTAATCACCAAACCAACTAATTAACTCAAACAATATTCTGTTGCAAGTTCATACAACTTGCTATTCAATACGATGTCCTGATTGAAATTCTTAATCTTACGTGCTTTACGAGTTTTGGTTGAGTAACCATAGTTGAAATCACCATTAATTACTTTTTCCTGAATTCGATTAAACACACTCCACAAGTCACTTCCAGCATCCTCATCACGAGTTGCTTTAGTGAAGTCATTATAGTCAATTGTAATACGTTTAACTTCATCCTCACTAAACCTAGCTTCGAGGGCTCGTTTAGCAAACTCCTCAATTTGTTTCTCTGTGAGTTGAGTTTGTTTAAACTTATTCATTGACTCAACTGTGAGTGGGAGTTTCTCTACCATCGATGTAATTGTCTTTTGTAGTTCTTCAAAATCATATCCAAAATGCCTAATCTTCAAATCAGCAAAATCCTGAGTTGAGATCACTAATCCATTCTCACAAACCAACCTAAACAAACCAGCTCGGAATGTAAACGCATTCTTACCATCTGAACTATTAGTTAATAGAATTTGAGGAAACACTGTGTCACCATCTGATCCATCAATAACAATATCATTGTTACGGAATACAACTAGATGTTTTTGATAACCAGCATTTTTACGGGCGCGAACCTCTTTAGCATCAACAACACCCCAACCTAATTTAGACATATCCTCTATAATTTTGTGGGTTGGAATGTGTGAATACTTAGCACTAGTATCACTTGATCCTTTTTCAGCAAAAACTGATTTTGCTTTTTCTTTTACTTGTTCCATTGTCAGGAACTCATTTGTTTGAAGATTTAACATAACTTTTTATTTTTTTAGTTTGAATTACTTATTTAACATCTTAAATATAAGATACACTCTCCAGGAAGCCAAACTCACAACTTCCCCTTTTTAGAATTTGCTTCTCTTAACATTATTTCTTCCCGTTCAGTCCTGCTTTCAAT